TGTCCTCGAAAATGCGTACGAGTTCCCGTCGAAAGTCTGTTCGACCGGCAATTATCGGCCATCGAGCCCCTAGACTGGATATGCGCTTCCTGGCCCCCAGATCCACGAGGAGACCCCGATATGCCCGGTCCTGCCGCCAAGCCCGTTGGCACCACGCAACGGCGAAATAAGACCTCGACGAAGGCCGTGCTCTCCACGGTCGTCGACCACGACATCCCGACCCTGCCACCCGCGGATGAGTGGCTGAAGACCTCCGAGGAACTCGTCATCGCCGCCATGGCCGACGCCGACCCGGTCGAGATGGACTACGACTGGCCAGAGCCGGTAAAGCGCTGGTGGAACGACATCTGGAGCTCCCCGATGTCCAACGAGTTCGTCCACTCCGACATCCACGGTCTCTACCTGGCGTGCTTCTACATGGCTCAGGTGCTCAACCCCGCGCTGAAGATGTCCGACCGCATCTCGGCGTCCAAGGCCTACGAGACCCAGGTCCGCAACTTCGGACTCAACCCGATGAGCCGCCGGACCCTCCAGTGGGAGATCGAGCGCTCCGAGGAGGCCAAGGCCAAGGGAGAGGCCCGACGCAAGCGAGAGGCCAACGGAGCGCCCGCGACGACCCCCTCTCGCCCGGACCCGCGGCGCCGAGACGAGTCCGGCGAGCACAACCCCTTCACCGTGGTGTCGTAGTACGCTCGATCGTGCCGACGTGCGGTCGGTCAAGACCCCCGCTCCTCCCCCGAGGCGGGGGTCTTGTCATATCCGGACAACATCTCCTCAGGGCCCCGCTTTTGTCACTTTCCTACAAAAACGGCCTCTCCAGCGTGTTTTCCGGCCCCGCGAAATGTAGTACGAAGCAAAAGTCGACACTATTCGACGGTCTGACCTGCGCAAATGACGGTTGGCAGATTTAGTAAGCCTGCTGAACATACTACATCCAGGCGAAACCGTTCAATCGGCCGACCTGCACTAATGACACCATGTAGTACGTTGAGTACGTTTGAATCACTGCTCACCTCCTGTAGGGAGTAGTGAGAATCGACCCCTGTTTGTACGTGAAGTCTCACATGAAGGCACCCAGACGTTAGAATTGATCGGCAAAATCTACTTCTACTACTGGGCTGACCCAAACAATAATTAATACTCAACATACTACAGGTAATATAACTCCTGGTCAGAGGGTAAAGTAGACTCGGAGTTACAGGTAAAGTTTCGTACTCAAACGTACTCAAACATACTACATTTCGTACTTGCGTCAGGGTTGACAAACAATCCGCACATGGGTACCCTCGATGTCAGACCTGGTGCTTACTGGGTCCCGGAATTTGTGAGGAGTCCACAAAAGTGATCACCACGACCCGACCGACGACCCGAAGCCTGGGCCGGTTGTTGGGAGCCAGGATCAACTGCGACACCCCCTCGTGCCGCCGGTCGACCTACGTCTATCCCAGCACTGAAGAGGAGGCCCTGGAGTGCTCCACCGGCTCGGTCCCCGGGCCCTGGGTCACTCGCGTGCTCCAACGTCGGAAATGGAGTGTCCACAACACCGTGGGGACCTATTGCCCCGAGCACACAATCGTCATCGACGACGACTCGGAAATCGACGACCGGACCAAATCCGAGCGAATGATCGACGCACACGCCGACCGAAAGAAGAGGCTCCGGGAGAAGGCCGATAAGGCCGCCGCCCGCCGAGCCCGGGCCGCCGAAAGAACCAAGCACTATCTCGACAAGAAACGAGGCAACAAATGATCTCAGGAAACAGCGTCGAGGACACCGAGAAGGTGCGCGCCGCACTGCGCGACATCCTCCGGAACCTCCCGTTCAACTTCGCATACCCGGTTCCGCCGAACATCGAGCTCATCATCAGCCGGATCGCCTCGGACAACCGGATCGCGGTGTTCTCGAACGAGGACAGCGACGACGTGGCGAAGCGAGCCTTCTCCAGCGAAACCCTGACGTCGCTCATCGACCAATCCCAGCAGCGCTACGTCCGTCCAGCCGCCGACGGCACGCCCGACGTCTGGCAACAGGCGATCAAGAGGGTCACCGAGATCATGGAAGAGGCATGGAAATCCTGGCCGCGGGGCGAGGGAATGCGCAACTGGGACAACCTCGCCCGCGCTCTGGTCACCTCCGACAAGATCATCGTCGTGGGCAAGGACTTCCTCTCCGACGACGAGGTCGACCAGATCCACCGCGCCATCGGCGACCCGAACCTGCGTGTCGACGTCCGGCCGTGGGACAGCTACGAGTGGGACGGCCTTGACGGCAACGACCCTCGTCAAGAAGAGCTCGACCGACTGATGGACGCGCGAGACCGAGCGACAGCCGCCACCGAGAAGGCCGAGAAGGAGCGCCGGGAGGCCGTCGACACCCTCACCCGCGAGCGCCGGACGTGGGACCACCTCCACGCACAGAACCAGGCGACCATCGCCGATCTCAACGAGCAGCTCGGCCAGCACCAGCAGTTCGCGAGGGAGCCGATCGACGCCGATGCCGAAATCGCCCGGCTGAAGCAGGAGGTCATCGACCTGAAGGCCGCCCTGGAGGTCGCCAACAGCGTAAACGACGAGCTCGACGAGAAGCTCGGCCGGTGGGAGAAGGGCCCGGACTGGCTTCCCGGCGCGGTGGCAGCTGGTGTCGTGAAGCCCGGGGATCGTTTCGTCGTGGTCAACGCTGATGAGGACGGGGAGGCGACCCTGGAGCTGATGCCCCCGGCCGATCGGATCATGGAGAGGATCATCTGGGGAATCGACCCGGGGCACGTCGGCGGGAGGCCGATCCGCGGGATCGTGCTCAACGACGGCACCATGCGCGTCGAGGTCATGCGGACCATGGGGGACAAGACCGACGAGACGATCGACAAGTGGTACCACATGACCCCTGAGCAGGCGAAAGACCTGGAGGAGAGCGCGACGACGCTCGTCGATGCCAAGCAGCTCTGGACCCTGCCCGACAGCCCGACCGAAGGTGATCCGTTCGAGCGGATGCTGAAGAAGATCGACGAGATGAAGACGACCGTCGAGAAGATCTTGGCCGGTGGCGGGATGCCGCTGCGCCACGTCGTCGGTGAGGTCCCGAGCCCGACGCCCATCCCGCGAGATCGGGCCGAGGACACCCTGATCCGGAAGGTGCGCGACGTCGTCGCCGCCGAGTTCGACCGCGAGCTGCACGATCGGACGACCGGCCTCGACCGGCGGTCCGGGTTCGACTTCGGCACGCTCATCGCCGAGACACTGTTCGCCAACGACCTGATCAGCGTCTACGACGAGGTCGACACAGACGCAGTCCAGGAGCTGATGGACGAGAAGAACCCGGACCCTCTGGCGACCCTGGACCGCGGGGATCGTTGGCAGAACGAGCTGTCGATGGCCCTCGATGGCCTGGTGCCCGGCCAGACGAACGCGGTGTACCGACTCCGCACGTCGGCTCAGGCAGCCGACGAGGTCCGGAAGCTGTGTCTGAAGGCGGGCTACTACCAGGACTGGCGACAGGGAATCAGCGGGGTGCTCGGCGTCCGGCCGGGTGAGCAGAACCTCGAACTCGACACCGCGGTGAACAAGATCGGCGAGCTGCGCAAGGACCACGGCGCCCGGGCGACCGGCGACGAGTGGCGAGCGGGGGTCGCTGATGCCCTCGGACGGACCGAGGAGGGCACATCCCTCGGTCTCGCGGAGGCGGTGACGTCGATCCGTGACCTGCGTCAGGCGAACGGGTTCACGAAGGCGCTGAAGCAGTTCCTCGACGACACCGGCCTCACGAGGGAGGGGGACTGATGGTCACCTCGTCAGAATTGGCTCTCGCGGCGGCCACGCTGAAGCAGCTCCGCGAGAGCCTCGGGAAGATCGACCACGGCACCAGCGAGGGCTTCGACGCCGTTCTGGCGGCCATGGAGGACGAGCGAAAGGACCTCGAAGAGCGCGAGGCCGAGCAGGAGAAGGTGCTCCGGCGGGTGAGGGCGCATGTTGCCAACGCGATGACGCCGATCGAGCGCAAGATCACTCACGAGGACCAGGTGAAGCTGTTCGACGATCTGGTCAACGGCCTACTCGACGAGGGGCTGTTGATCCCCTACCTGGGATACGACGAGGAGATCGTGCCGTGAGCTACAAGACGAAGATGACCTTCTACTGCGACGCGGTGGACTGCAAGGTCAACCAGACCCTCGTGATCGGTGCCGACGGCAAGGTCGAGACCGGCCCCGGGGACCGGCAGCCGGTGTGGTTCTTCCTCACGCGCAACCTCGGGTGGGGCTCGTCGGCCAAGCGCGGAGCGTCGCAGCGGCCGGAGAGCATCCTGACCTTCTGCCCGCAACACCGACGTTAAGGTTGACACCAAGCCGTACGTCACGTACGGTGGAGTCATGGAAAACGAGACACAGCAGGCGGCGGGCACGACCGTATCGGTCGGCCTGTCGCTGCTGATCACCTTCGTCGTACTCCGGCTCACTGACGTCATCGACTGGTCGTGGTTCTTCGTGCTGATGCCCCTCTGGGCCCCGGCGCTGATGTTCGCGATCCTGATGGCCTCGGCCGGAATCCTCATGAAGATCAAGAAGGGAGCTCACCGCCGTGAATCACGTCCCCGACGATGACGAGTTCGGCACCGAGGCACACGAGCTGCTGGAGCGCTACCTCGGCATCCGCGAAGAAGCCGCGCAGGGCCGGATGGAAGACCTGAAGCGCGTCATGGCGCCATCGAATCCGTTCCTCCCGCTGGGTGCCCCCCTGCCCGACGACGACTACCCGCTGATCCCAATCGGGTATGTCGGCGCCGACGAGTTCGAGGGGCCACAGTACCCGCCGCTGCGCGTCGTAGAGGCGCAGAACCCGGGCTTCCCGATCCGATTCAGCTCGCTCCAAGTCAGCTTCCCGCGTCGGTGCGGGAAAGAGGAGATGCGAGGGATCATCGGGAAAGCTCGGGCTGGCATGGAGCTCAGCCCGGAGGAGTACGACCGGGCCAACCAGGTCTTCCGGCATTTCGCCGAGGCGATGCAGCCGGTGATCCGACAGTTCGCCGAGCAGATGCGCAGCCTGGCCGACGTCGTCCAGCAGACGGCCCTGGAGAACCCCGACGTGTTCTCCGACGGCCCGGTCCACCCCAAGGACGTGCGCGACGAGCGAGGGATCAAGCGCCCCTCGACGAAGCCACCGATGTGGGCCAACGATCCGACGAAGGGACGGCGCCGCCGATGACTGACGACCACAGCGGGCTGGCGAAGCTCGCCAAGCAGATGGGGTTCTTCCAGGAGCCTGCCACGAAGGGCGATGCGCCGGAGTGTGAGGCGAAGAACTGGCGCAACGGCGCCAAGTGCGTGCTTCCCAAGGGACACCCGGGCTGGCACGGCAACCTTACGAGCACGTCCTGGCCGCGCCACGAAGACTTCCGGGCCGAAAACTACCCCGACCCCGAGGCCGTCGAGGCGCTCGAAGTCCTCGTCAGCGAGTTCGGCAACACCGTCGGGTCGATGAGCGCGTCGGACTGGGACGGCATGGAGCTTCTCGGGGACTTCCTGGAGAAGTACGAAGTACGAAAGATCAAGAAGGACAACGAATGACAGACATCGAATCGCTCGACGACCTGCCCTCGTTCGCGGTGGAGTCCACCACGACCAAGGTGGTCATGTCGATCGACGGAGCCCCGGACACCCGCGGCAAGTATCACGTGAAATCGGTCCGGCCGAGCAAGGCCGTGCTGGTGTTCGAGGGAGCCGGAAACCAGCCCTGGAACCAACACCCCCGGGTTCGCATCAGCCTCACCGGTTGGCAGGTGCGCAAGGACGGATCGGCCGGACAGAACGAGACCACGTTCCTCGACGGCGAGTTCGAGGTCCTGCCCTGGATGCTCGAAATGATCGAGATCGCCCGGCCGACAACGCACCCGAAGGCCGACGACGAGGTGATCGGATGACCGAGGAGCTGACGTGGGAGGCAGTATCGCGTGGCGTACCCAAGGTGTACGCCGACGTCCTGGAGGTGGTCTGGAATCACCGCGAGGGCACGCGCGACGGCGTCGAACTGATGGCGGGAGTCGCCGCACTGGCCGAGAAGGCCAAGGCCGTGATGGAGATGGGGGACCCGAACGCCGACCCCGACCACCCGAACCGGTGGACCAACGATTCGTCCCTCGGCGCCAAGCTCTACTGGGAGGACTTCCAGGAGCTCGGTCCCGACCACCCCCGGACCCAGTTCTGGATCCACTTCTTCGCCGGAAACATTGCGCACGCTGGAGGAATGCTGCTTCGGCTGGCAGCCATGTACCCCATGGACCCGTTGGGGGAGGGGGAGGGCTTATGGACGGCGGCCGAAGACGACGTCGTGCAGTGGTGCGGGGTCGATCCCGCATGACGCAGTCGGCCCCGCAGAGCGGGAGTCGCAGCTCGGCGCGCAAGGCCGGACTGACTGGCTCGAAGCGGTACCGCGTCTTCGTCAAGAAGCTCGTGGCGGCCGGGGCCGAGGTGCGCAAGCCGATCGGCCAGGGTCACCCCCGCATTTTCTACCGCGGCGAGTTCGTCGCATCCCTGTCATGGACCCCCTCGGACGGACGTGCCGAGAAGAACGTGCTCGCGAAGTGTCGTCGAGCAGGAATGGATATTTGATGACCGAAGCTGAACACCGCAGTATCGGGCCCCGGGATGCCCTGCGAGCGCTGCTGTATCGCGCACAGACCGTCCGTGGGTTCCCGACGGACAACGACATGCTCATGGACGAGTTCCTGGCCGACTGGGTCGTGATGAGCAAGATCGACTACGAGCTGGACAGCCTCCGGCAGAACGAGTGGCAACGTGAGGCGAAGCTGGCGTTCGCGGTCATGGTGCAGTCGCTCGCGGCCGTCGGCGAGCAACTGAAGACCGACATCGGCTCGATGGTCATGGCCAAGGCCAAGGAGATCTTCGAGTTCCACGGACACGACGTCGACGAGGCGTTGGAGAGGTTCCTGCCATGAAGAGGTTGGCGGCGATGTTCGCAGGTCTGCGATTCCGTCGCGAGTACGCGGTGGAGTGGGTGCATCTGGCGCCCGACCCCGCACGGCCCGGCGAGCAGAAGGTCGTGACGACGCAGTCAGAAGCGACGCGGTCGTGGGAGGTCGCGAGGTCGGCGTCGAAGTGGCTCAACGGGGCACCCGGGATCATGTGGGCCCGCGTCGTCGAGCGGTCGGTGCGCGAGGAGCGCGAGCACTGGTGGCGGCCGTGGCGGACGACCGGCGAGACCCGTTGGTACGAGCTGGAGCTCGGCGGGTCCGAGGGAAAGCCGATGTTCCAGACCGACTAGTTTGACTGGGTTGACGTCAACCCTTACAGTGGACTGACCTGCACGAGAGGAACCCATGCCCATTCGTCGAGACCGGACCACGCCGGTCGAGATCCGTATCTTTGGCTTCTACCTGGTCATTTACCAGATGGCGAAGCAGGGGCCGGGTCGCAACCTGCGCGCCGGGACGATCCGTCGCAACATCGTCGGCGGCAAGACCGTCGGCATCGCGATCGTCCTCCGGGCTCAGTCGTGGACCATGTCGCTCGGGAAGATGCAATGACCATCGCCGTCGGCCGACGTCCCGGCGCAGCACAGGGAGGACAGTTCGCACCGCGGGCCACGCTCGTCGGCTGTGACTTCCCGTTGTGCGACAAGGCCATCCACTTCCCGGTCAACATGCAGTCGTCGAGCGCGCAGTGCGTCCGCGACACCATCCGGTTCATGCAGCGGTACGACCGGGACCCGAAGATCTCCGGCTGGACTGTCGACACCACCGTCGACCCGGCGAAGTTCTTCTGCTCCCGGCACGCCGACATGCCGAAGCGGCCGACCGGCACCCTGATCCTCCCAACGAATTGAGACCCGATGTCTGACAGTGAAATTGAGCTGACGATCAACGATTACCAGCTCGCCAACGAGACGCTGGAGAAGGTCCGCGCGCGCAAGCTGGCGGACAAGAAGCTCTCCCGCAAGGACCAGGCGATCCTGGTCTACGCCGCGGACGCCGTCGCTGCACACCGCACCGCGGATCTGCTCCGGGACTGCCTGCCCGATCCGCCGATGTTCGCCGTGAGCAGCGTCGACGAGGAGGTCGCCGCCGCGGTCGCGCAGGGCCGGGCCGCCGCCGTCAGTCGCGGTTGGCGTCTCCGGTACTTCCGGCGGATGCTGATGCAAGCGGAGACCGCGCTGAACCGAGGTCTCCGGATCGGCGAGGAGAACTTCGCGCGGTCGGTCCGGTCCGACTTCGAGTCCGTCTTCGCCTCGGAGCTGAGCGAGTGAGCCACGAGCAGCTCGTCGGCGAGCTGAAGGTCACCAAGCGCATCGACCCGGACCGCGTCGGCCGGGTGCTGAAGCAGAACTACGACACCGTCCACTCCATGACGAACGACCAGGTGAGCAACCTGATCCGACAGGCCGAGGCCGACATGAAGCGGTGCTACGACGCCTCGGAGACGCTTCGAGAGGTCGGCGGACAGCTCGGCGGGATCATGGAGATGGCCCTGGCCGAAGCGCTGAAGAGGAACATCAGAATCCAGTGAGCACGATGGAACGACTGGTGATCGCGGTTGGCGGGTGGCTGTTTCTCGCCGCGGCCGTGAACGCCAAGGAGCATCACTGGCTTGCGGTCGGCGTATGCCTGGCCTGGGGAACCGCGTGTTTCCTCGGGGTCTTCGGGTATGCCGCCGACCGCCGGACACGACGTGCGCAGCGACAGAATAGCGCATTACTGGCGCAGATTGAGCGCGACCAGAGGATGATCGACCAACAGCAGTACCGCTCGGGAGAGTGGATCAGGACCCAGGAGGGGCACTATGTCCGGCTCGGAGATGACACCGGAGGAAGTGGCGGAGGCGTCGGCGGACACGATTCGCAACGCGATGAACTCGGAGACGAAGATTCGGTTCGGTGAGGACTTCTTCGTCAAGCACGCCATCGTGATCGCGCTCGTCGAGCGCCCCCGCGGCGACCTGGAGAAACCGAACGCCGAGCGGTTCTCCCTGCTGGTCAAGAACCTCGACTCGGTGAACCCCGGGATCGCCATCAACATGCTCCGCGAAGCAGCCGCGAAGTTCCAGGCCAAGAAGGCCGAACAGGGAGGAACCTGATGTCCGCACCACCGATCGTCCTGCGCACACTCCGCGGGACCGGCGAGCCCTTCCAGGGCAACACCGGACCTCTCGGCGCACAGCCGGACGGAACCAATGGCTTCAACATGATGGACGACATCACCAGGCGCGCAGCATCTCTCGGCGTCGCTCACTACCCGGTGCCGTACTACGCCTCGATAGCCCCGGCCGGGGGCACGAAGATGTTCCACGAGAGCTACGCCGACGGCTACCGGCGGGCTCAGCTCGCCGACGCCGACGGCCATCCGACCATCTGGGCCTTCTACTCGCTCGGTGCCCTCATCGGCGGGGATCTGTTGGCCGCCGGGGCCCTCGGCAACTGCGTCGGCGCGATCCTGATCTCCGACCCGATGCGACACTCGAAGCAGATCGACCCGGAGTGCAAAGTCAACCGTGCGCACTACGGGTGCGTCGACCGACGGTTCATCACGACGACCACGGAGTTTCATCAGATCTCCGCTCCCGATGATCCGATCTCGGCGTTGGCCGCCACCAACGGATTCCGGACCCTCGCGCAGGCGATCACCGGCGTCCGGCAGCCGTGGAACGTCGGATTCCTCGATCTGAACGCCACCCTCGATGCGGTCCGGCGGTACCTCGGCACGCCGCCGAACGCGATCCTTCGCACCCCCGCGCGTCCGAGTCGACACGTCATCTACAACTCCGAGAAGATGCCCGGATCGACCAAGACCTACACCGGCCACGCCGCCGACCTAGTCGAGCAGATGATCCGGCGACATCGAGCGGCGTGATACGCTGACGCCGTCTTCTACTCGTGCAGGTAGCGGGACAGCCACAGCAGTCGAAACCCCCGGTCCACAAGGCTGGGGGTTTCGTCTTGCTCGGGGGTACGATCGCGCCATGTCGTCATCGTCGAGCCGCGCCAAGGGGAAGGCCTCCGACGGCGCCAACCTGAAGGTGTACTGGTCGACCGGCAAGGGCGGGGCCAAGATCAAATGGAACACCCCAGGGGACATGACCAGGTGTATCCGGTACATCCGCAAGTACGCAGAGAAGGAGGGCTTCTCCGCGGAGGGGTTCTGCGCTCGGCTGCACAAGCAGATGACCGGCGTCTACCCAGGTGACAAGCGCAACGTGGGTCGCAAGACGTGAGTCGCTCAGTTCCACAGAGATGGGAATGGGTCTATGGAGAAAACGGAGAGCTAGTGGCAACGAATCCAGGTGCTCGCGTCAACCGGGTCTACACGGCAGCGAAGCTAACCGAGCTTAACCCGACCCTGCTCGACGGACAGATGGTCCTAGAGAAGGACACCGGTGCGTTGAAGATTGGCGACGGGACGCTAGCCTGGCGAGACCTACCTTACTTCGTGGGGGCTGTCGCGCAGCTTTCTGACGAGCAGCTCAGCGAGGTGCTGGACGCTAAGGGGCTCCTCACTCAAGAGGAGGCCGACGCCGCTTATGCCCCGACGGTGGACTCACGGGTCCCCGCCGCTAACCTTCCCCAGGCATTCCGCACCACCGACAGCCAGCCGTTCGCTGCCAGCTCGCACTGGAACACCCCTATTGGCACCGAGGTGCTCTTCGAGTCAGCCAGCGACTCGGCGACGGCCAGTCTGCTCGCCGCCACCCCAGCCATCAACGACGGCACGGTCTACGGATTCACCAACAATATCGCGCGACCAACGGACCCTCTTTGCACGGCAGTGTGGAAGTCGGGGGGAGTGACTCACGGGAACTTCCAGTTCAAGTGCCCCTATGACCCGATCATCTCCTCGGGCACCGACCTCTCGATGCGCGTGATCGACGGCCGGTGGGCATTTGACCTATGGAAGACTGTTCGCACCGGGGTGTTCAAGTTCGAGGCCGAGTTCATCACCAAGACCGACCTTCTCGGAACCGGCCGCAATGCGGGGACCCGGGCCGCACGCTGGCCGACGGCGGGTGGACTGATCCGTGCTCACGAGCTGACCTACATCCCGCACGCCATCGCGATGTCGATCCCCGGGACCTCGTTGAAGCGCGGGTTCGTGTGGCCCGCAGCGGCCGAGGACGCCGCTGGCGTGGTCTACTCGGGCCAGGTTCCCATGGGCTCGTTCTTCGCCATCCCGCCCAACGTCAATCTCGACTCCCTCGGGCTGTCGGTCGAGGGCTACGCCCTGGCTGAAGCGATGCAGAACTACGGGGTCTACATCGGCGACCAGTCCGGATCGGCTGCGATTTCAGTCGACGGCGAGGCCTACACTTCGGCTCGTCCGGCACTGGAACGGATGCGAACCGACTGGACTACCAAGATCTTCCAGCAGCTTCGTCGGGTCACGAATCTCGCTGAGCCCCAGCCGGGTGGCCCCGGTCCCCGCAAGGTTGCACCGACCGGCCCTGTCACGGTCCGCGGCGACTCGCAGGACTTCCTCGTTGACAACCTCTCGCTGAAGCTCCAGGCCCTTCTAGGGACCACAATCACCTCGGACGACTTCACCGTCCCGGCGGCGACGATGGTTCCGACGACCGCTTCCCAAGGAGGGAAGCCGTGCAACTGGACAGGGTATCCTCTCCAGTACCGAATCGCCGACGGCGCGATCAAGCGCATCGCCGAGCCCGACGGCCAGACCCGGCTGCTGATGCTCGCCGTTGGCAAGCGAGACGTCAGGGTCAAGTTTCGGGTGAAGGCCTTGCACGCCTCCGGCTTCTGCTACGTGGCACTGGCCACAGCGGGGTCGGGAGAGAACTATCGCCTGGCCATCACTTCGCAGGGGAGCTGCCACCTCCAGCGGGTGGCGCCGGGTGAGTCGGCGGTGGCGATCACCCCCGGAACCCCGAACGGAACGATCGGCGCGAACAAGGACGTCGAGGTCTCGATTCGGGGGAACCGGCTGGAGTACAAGGTCGATGGCGAAGTGACGGGGGAGGTCTACGACGTCGCCGAGATCGCCGGGACCAGTGTCGGCATCTGGTTCCCCAGCGACACCGCCATCGCCTGGACCAACCTCGTCGTGCAGACAATCCCTCGACTGACCCGCAAGATCAGCGCCGGGTAACGGCTACAATCCTGACATGGCCAAGACACGACGGCGCGGCGGGTCGCTGAACACCCGGAAGAAGGGCAAGGCGAAGAACGGGGCCAAGTGGGGCCACGGCTTCGTGCCGAAGAACGCCGCCGCGCGCAAGCTGAAGAAGAAGCTCGACCGAAACGGTAAGCGCCGCAAGCGAACCTCGCAGGGGTACCCGAAGCGATGAAGCGCTCCACGCGGCCCGACGGCCTGCTGGAGTGGTTCACCGTTCACTCTCCCCGGGCCGAGTTCGAGGACGGCTGGGTCCTCCCCCAGCACTGGTTTCGGGTGAACCTCTACGAGACCACCGCGCACCTGCGTGAGTACCGGCGGCGCATGGTCGCCAACATCACCGGCGAGAAGAACGCCGGAGCTGGGGTGATCTGGCACCGCGACGAGATCCCGCCGAACGGCTTCCTCGGCACGCTGATCGTCACCCAGGACTGGCTCTCGGACCGTGTCCTCATCCACGAGAGCGTCCACCTGGCCACCCGAGCGCTGAAGGGGCACATCGGCTCCCAGCGACCGACGCTGAGCAACGGGGTGGTCGGCGTTCGGAACGAGGAGGTCTTGGCCTACCTCACCGACGGGATCGCCACGGCGCTGACGAAAGAGCTGAAGCCGTTCTACAGCGCGGAGGAGCCGAAGTGACCGGCCGGGCCCCGAAGCTCTGCTCCTGGCGAGACCCAGAGAACATGTCGCGCAAGTGCTCTCGGCGGGCCGAGGAAGCGCCGAACGGGGATGACTTCCGATGCAAGGAGCACTGGCGCAAGTCCTTCGGCGTCAAGGTGCCGACCCGCGACCGGCCGCTGACCGAGGACGAGAAGAACTTCGTGCGCGAGCGCGACTTCCACGTCTGCCGCGAATGCGGGGAGCCCGCGCACCAGGTCGACCACATCGTCGAACGCATCGACGGCGGGGGCAACGAACCGTCGAATCTCCAGCTCTTGTGCGACGCCTGCCACGCCGACAAGACGCGCAACTCGCAGGAGGAGTGGCGACCGGGAATCCGCCGCGGCACTTCGTCGCGAGCGCAGGTGAAACGCAAGGCCAGAGCCGCGGGGCTCTACATGCAGTGAAGGAGACTTGAATTGTCGGGGAGGCAATTCAAGGAAAACGGGTTTCGCTTTAAAAGCGCAGGTCAGGGGAGGAGAGAACGATGCTGATCGAATACCCGGCGGCCGAGAACGACGACATCGAGTTCCCGACCCTCGGGCCGCAGGTCGCGGCGTTCATCGAGGACCGCTTCAAGTTCGGTCCGGGCTCGCTCCAAGGACAACCGGCGCGGCTGTCCGACGACCAGCTCACCGTGCTCTACCGGGCCTACGAGTACTACCCCGAGGGGTACACGCTCTACGGCATCGACATGTCCGGCCGCCGCCGCTTCCAGCGGGTGAGCTGGTCGGTGCGCAAGGGTTCAGCGAAGACCGAGTTCCTCGCCTGGGTGACCGGTTGCGAGCTGCACCCCGACGCGCCGGTGCGATTCACCGCGTACGACCCCGAGGCCGAAGGTGGACTCGCCCCCGGACGCGCGGTCAACAACCCCTACATCCCTCTCCTGGCCTACACCAAGGATCAGACCGAGGAGCTGGCGTTCGGAGCGCTCCGCTCGATCCTGGAGACCACCGAGGATGCCGACAAGATCTTCGACATCGGCAAGCAGCGCATCCTTCGGCTCAACGAGTTCGGCGCCGAGGACGGCAAGTGCCACGCGCTGGCCGGTAACCCGAACTCCGCCGACGGCGCGCGCACCACCTTCCAGGGTCTCGACGAGACACACCGCCTCTACACCGAGACCCACCGCGACGCCATCGAGACCATGCTCAACAACCTGCCGAAGCGACCGATGGAGGACGCCTGGCAGCTCGCGATCACTACGGCGGGAGAGCCAGGGCAGGGGTCCTACGCCGAGGACGAGTACCGCGAGGGGAAGGCCTGCGCCGAGGGCAAGAAGAAGTCGGAGGGGTTCTACTTCCTGCACCGACAGGCGCCGGACAACTCGAAGTTCGACACCATGGAGCAGCGCATGGCCGCCATCTGGGAGGCCACCAGCCCCTCGGTGCGCGAGTGGTCGCGGCTCGATGCCATCGCGGCCAACTGGGATCGCGAGGGAGCCGACAAGCAGTACCTGGAGCGGGTGTGGACCAACCGCTGGACCCAGACCGCGGCGCAGGCCTTCGACCGCAACGAGTTCGAGGCCCTCGGCGACCCCCGATTCACGATCCCGGATGGCTCATTCGTGACCGTTGGATTCGACGGCGCCAAGTTCAACGACTCGGTCGGGTTCGTCGTCACCGACATCCGGACCGGGAAGCAGAACGTCCTCGGATTCTGGGAGCGGCCGGACGACTCGGTGATCGGGAAGAACGAGGACGGATCGAAGAAGAAGTGGCAGGTCTCCGAGGCCGAGGTCAACGCCAAGTTCGACGAGATCATGCGTCGGTTCAAGGTGTGGCGGCTCTACGGCGACCCGCCGCACTGGGTCGAGTCGATGAGCAACTGGCACGCCAAGTACCCCGACCAGGTCTTCGAGTTCTGGACCAAAGACCCGACCCGGATGTACTACGCGGTGAAGGGCTACATCAGCGCGATTCGCAGCGGCGCAGTGTCCCACGACGGCGACCCAGACTTCGTGCGGCACATCGGAAATACGGGCAAGCGCGCCACCCGCGGGGTCGACGAGGACGGCCAGCCGAGGTTCGTGTTGACGAAGATCGCCTACGAACGCAAGTTCGACCTCGCCGTCGCCGCGGTTCTATCGTGGGAGGCGCGCATGGACGCGATCAACGAGGGGGCCCAACCGCCGGAGGAGGCCACCGAGATCATCCGAGTCCGGTAGCAGGGCTGTTACAGTGAGCGGAATCGACGAGGGAGACACTCGGTGAAGGTCGTGAAGTACGGCGACGCGGTCAAGGCCGCGCGTCCCGGCGATGCCGAGGACCCCTCGAACGACTGGTTCCTGATCTACATGCTGAAGGAGCTCTACTCCGCTCACCCCGAGTTCAAGCGGCTGAACCGCTACGTCGACGGTGACCCGCCGAAGCCGGAGACGCCGTCGAGCACCGAGGACTCGTGGAAGGAGTTCGAGGTCTTCCGAAAGAAGTCCCGGACCAACCTCGCCGAGCAGATCATCGGGGCCTGCACTGATCGCACCACCGTCCAGGGGTTCCGCACCGCCGCCGACTACGACACCGATGGCGACAAGAAGGCCCGCGAACTGTGGGACGCCAACGACATGGATGTCAAGGGCGACAAGGCAATCTCGGACAGCTACACCTTCGGCAAGGGGTACCTCCTGGCCGACCCGATCACGAAGAAGGCCCGGCACTACCTCCCCTCGCAGGCCCTCGTGATCAACGACGTCGCCGAGGAGCCCCGCGCCGGACTCTGCATCGAGCACCGACCCACCGAGGGCCGCGACTACGCCTTCCTCTACCTGCGCGACGTCGACCAGAACGGGCTCGGGACCGGGCCGGTCAGCATCCACATCGCCGTCCGCGACCGCGATGCCCGCGGGAGGGTCGGCGCTCTCGGCGGGAACTTCGAGCGCGAGATCCCGGTCACCACCTACCTCACCCAGCGGTGGACGTGGTGGAAGACCGTCGAGACTGGCCTCACCATGATCCCGCTCGTCGACTTCCCGAACCGGGACGAGTGCGGCGAGTTCAAGAAGCACACCGACATCCTGGACCGGATCAACCACATGATCCTCCAGCGCGTGGTCATCGCGACCATGCAGGCCTTCAAGCAGCGTGCGATCAAGGGCAAGTTCCCGAAGTACGACAAAGACGGCAAAGAGATTGACTACGACAAGATGTTCCCGTCGGACCCCAACGCGCTCTGGCTTCTCCCCGAGGACGCCGAGATCTGGGAGTCGGGGCAGACGTCGATCCAGGACATCCTCTCGGCGGTCAAGGACGACGTGCGCGACCTCGCCTCGGTCACCCGGACCCCGATGAACTACTTCTCGTCCGACGCGGCGAATCAGTCGGCGACCGGCTCTGAGCTCCAGAACGACAGCTACCTACTGAAGATCCGAGATCGCAAGACGCGCATGTCCGCGCGCTGGCGCCGGTTCATGTCGCTGATGTTCGAGATCAACGGCGACACCGAGCGGGCCAATATCGAGAAGCTCGCCGTCATCTGGATGCCGAGCGACAACGTCTCGATCACCGACCGCTACAGCGCGGCCAGCCAGGCCAAGGCGCTCGGGATGCCGCTCCGCACGATCATGCGCGAGGTGCTCAACTTCGACCCCGAGACGATCGAGGTCACGGAGCTGGAGATGATCTCCGAGACGTTGAAGAACGCCATCCGCACCCCGGCCGCCGGTGAGACCTCCGGCGCCAATCCCGCACAGCAGACGCCTCTCCAGCAGCGCGCCGCGAGCGCGACGGCTCTGGCGTCCAGCAATGGCGCCACGAGCCGGGCCACCGGTGCCACCGCGGGCCGGAGCGGCCAGTGACCACCCCGGGAGCCCTCGCGCCGCGTCCGGCGCTGATCGACGTGCCGCCGGTGCCGCCGGACCAGATGACGGCCGAGGAGCAGGAGCAGTGGACCGTGGCGCAGGTCGCTGCGATCACCCTGGCCGCCGCCGAGGCTCGCTCCGCGGTGACGACCAACGTCGTGCTCCAGCTCGTGCCGATGCTGCGAATGATCAACCCCTACAACGAGACTGCCGTCACCCGGTTCGCCGAGGAAGCCGCGCAGCTCGTCGGCATGGGAATCTCGGAGGTTGGCCGTATCGCCTGGTCGGCCGTCTCGGCGCGACTCTCCGCACAGGGACACACCCTCCGCGGGGACTACGTCCCACCGGCCGACGGCCGGACGACCGACCTCGCGGTGGCCTACAAGCGCGTGGCCGCCGACTACCGGCGCCGTGTGGCCGCCGGTCCCGAGTCGATCCGCGCGACGATCGCACAGGCCGAGGAAGAGCGCTTCCAGGCCATCGGCGGAGCGGTGGTGGCTGACAGCAGACGAGGGGAGTCGAATGCCGAAGTCAAAGGCACGTCGCGGACACCGGGCAAAGGTGGCGGCGCGCAATCGGGCTCTGGATCGGGAAGCGGTGGAGGCTCAGGTCGAGCCGGAGGTTCTAGCGGCGGCGCCGATGCATCTTCGTCTGAAGGCGCGTCGGGCAGTCGAGGAGGATCGTCGGCAGCGAAGGGTTCGTCGTCGCGCTCGGGAGCGGGAGGCGCAGGCCAAACCCGCAAAGCGGCCTCTGATCGAGCCGTCAACGACGGACCGGACGATTGGTCCGCTGAAGATGCCGTCGACGCCGCTGAGCGTGCAGCGCGAGCGGCCGAAGACGCCGAGGCCGATGAGGCTGAGCGACTCGAAGCAGAGCTTCGCCGTGAAGCGGCCCTGAGCGAAGAAGAGCAGCGGGTCCTGCTCGACCAGGTTGCGCAGCAGGAGATGGAGATCCGGCTGGAGCGCATGGTCAACGACGACCTCGGGATGGCGAACCGATCGGCGTTTCGCAACGCTGTGGCGGCTGCCGCGCCGGGAGTGATCACCGGCTACCGGCGGGTGCTGCACCCCGAGCTGGCGACGTCGGGCCAGTCGTGCGGCCTCTGCATCGCGGCGTCGACCCGGGTCTACAAGAAGAAGGATCTGATGCCGTTGCACAACCTGTGCAACTGCGAGCCGGTCGAGATCGTCGCTGGCCGGGATGTCGGGCAGCAGATCAACGACGAGGATCTGGATACACTCTACGGAGCTGCCGGGGACTCGACGGACCGGCAGAACCTGTCGAACACGAAGTGGAAGGTGTTCGATCACCCGGAGCTCGGACCGGTCCTCCGGTCGGTGCCCCGGAGCAAGAAGAGCAAGCCCGAGGACATCACCTTCAGTTCGCGGGAGTCAGCAAACGACCGGGGAGGTCAATCATGAAGCACATCACCAGGACTCGCGCCATCGCCGCTGCGATGCCCCTCGACGGCGGGCTGCCGTTCACAGGCCGCCCCCTGCGCGCCGGTCGCGCGATTCCGCGCCGCGACCCCAACGGCCACGAGAACGGGGGCGGGGGTGGAGGCAACGAGAACGACGGTGGCAACGAGAACGACGAGAGCAAGAACAAGTCGGGCGAGAACGACGAGAACAAGCCCGAGCCCAAGCCCATCGACGTCACGAAGTCGAAAGAGTACAAGGCCGAGAAGAAGCGCGCCGACGACCTCCAGGCCCGGATCGAGGAGCTGGAGCGCAAGGGGATGTCGGAGGACGAGGCAGCTCGCGCCGACGAGATCAAGAACAAGGTCTCGGCTGCCGTCTCCGAGAAGGAGACCGAGCTGACCGACCACTACGAGGAGCGGATCTCCGGTCTCCAGACCCAGATCATCGACTCGGTCATCGACGGGATCTTCGAGGCGAGCCCGCTGAAGAAGAAGGATTTCGACGACGTCATCGCGACTTTGGACACCAGCAGGTTCATCAATGATGATGGGTCTGTCGACCGGGAGAAGATCAAGAAGGTCCTGACCCCGATCACCGGCGCTGCGACCTCGCGGCCCCCGCGCACCTCCACGAGCGCGCGAGCCTCGAACCGCGGCTTCGGCCGATACCTCGACCAAGACTGACAGAAGGAGCGACCCATGCCCGGTCTTGTCCCCCAGCGGACGACCAATTTCAACATCCGGGATCACACCTGGATGGCGTCCGCCGACGGCCTGGAGTACGCGCAGAGCGCCACCCTCCACGCTGCCAGCCTGAAGGCCGCGGGGACCCACCGCGAGCAGAACTGGGTCAAGGGTGGCACGCCTCTCGGCGAGATCACCGCCAACGGCGCGACCAAGGGTCAGTACGGTCTGTACGATCCCACGGCCACCGACGGTCGGCAGAAGCACGTCGCCTTCCTCGTCGACGCCAAGCAGCTCGTCGACCCGGTCACCGGCCAGGACAACGTCCCGCTCTCCGGCGCCATCATCAAGCGCGGTCAGATCATCGTCAACCGACTGCCGGTGGCGTTCGACAAGACCGACGCCGACGTCAGCCCCCATTTCATCTACCGGTAATCGGTCTTCCGACTACCCCTTCACCAGATAGGAGTGGGCGATGCCCATCAATCGCGATTTCATCGAACCGGCCGAGATCACGAACCAGGTTCGAGTCGCGCTGGCTGACCAGGACATCAACGGGCCCAACACGCTCGCGGAGTTCCTGCCGTCGGAGACCCTCGACGACATCGAGTACGCCGCGGACGAGGGCCAGGGTGGCCTGATCGAGGCCGCGATGTACCGCGCGTTCGACGCCGAGCTGCCGATCGCCAACGACGAGGCGCTCGGTCAGATGCGCGGTCGCATCCACCCGCTGGGCCAGAAGATCCCCCTCCTGGAGGAGGATCGGATTCGCCTCCGCGCCGGTGCCGAGGACGGCCTGCGTGCCTACATCGACCGGGTGTCGCGCCGTATCGCGCGTGCCGTCGCGCTTCAGATCAACCTGAAGCGGGCCGAGGCGCTGGCCCACGGCAAGCTGACCTTCGTCGGCAACAACCAGGACTTCGAGGTGCCGTTCGGCCGCCGCGCGGACTTCACCACCACCGCGGCCGAGCTGTTCACCGATCCCAACTCCGACCCCATCGAGTACCTCTCGGACCTCAACGAGCTGTACCTCGACGAGAACGGCTTCGAGATCGGCACCCTTCTCACCTCGACCCAGGTCCGAGCGGCGTTCTACCGCCACCCGAAGGTCGTCAACGCGGCCATGGGTCGCGACGCCGCCACCTACGGCCAGCTCGCTCCCGACGCCAACGTCGCGGCGCTGCTCCAGCAGCACAACCTCCCCGGCTTCACGGTCAAGGGTGGTCGCGTCAAGGTGCGCGAGCTGGACGGCTCGACCACGATCAAGGATCTCCTCCCGCGGGACTCGATCATCGCCCTCCCTGGCGCTGGCGACCCTGCCGTCGCGGGCTCGTCCGAGCTCGGCTCCACCTACTGGGGCAAGACGATCGAGGCCGACAAGCCGGAGTGGGGTCTCGACCCCGAGGAAGGCCCGGGTATCGTCGCTGCCGTCCACGACAACGACGACGTCCCGTCGCGGATGTGGGTTTCGGCTCACGCCATCGCGATGCCGGTCCTGATCAACCCGAACTACTCGCTTCGGGCCAAGGTGATCTGAGATGGCCGGGAAGCTCGTCACTCACGTGATGCTTCGGGAGCCGGGCGCGACCACCGTGTCGACGTTCGGCCCCGGAGACAAGCTGCCCGACTGGGCCCTGAAGCAGGTCGAGGGCAAGGACCACCTCTTCGAGAAGCTGGACCTGGCAGAGCAGCTCCGCTCGGTCAGCCAGCCCCCTCCGGCCAAGCGCGGCGGCGAGAAGGACTACGCCGAGGGCATCGGTCCCGGCCGCGAGCCTGCCGCCAGCGAGCAGGGTCAGTCCCAGCTCGTGCCGGTCGACTCCGACGAACGCCAGACCGGCGGCGAGAACGCCGACGGCAAGCCGGAGCAGCCGAAGGGCAACGCCTCTCGCGAGGCGTGGGAGCTGTTCGCCACCCACGACGACATCGGGGTGCCGGTCACTCCGGATATGGGTCGCGACGACATCCGTGACGCCTGCATCGAGGCCGGGGTCGCGGAGTAAGACGAACAGGAGAGGCCCGCACCAGGAAATCAGGGAGGATCGACATGCTCGCCACGTTTGAACACGTGCAGAGCGGCTTCGAGAAGCCGATCCCCTCCTCACTGAAGCCGAAGGTGGAGGTGTTCCTGGGGCGGGCCTCTCGTCGTCTCTCCATGATCGTCGGAGAGACCAAGCTCAACGCGGCGATCGAGAAGGCTCTCGCCGCCAGCGACTACGACCCCGAGAGCCCCGAGGACGACGACAACATCGTCCCGGCGGTGGTCGGCTTCGCTCGGGACATGATCGTCCAGGCCGCCGAGGCGAAGCTGCGTAATTTCTCCGGCTTCAGCTCCGAGTCCGCGGGCGTGTTCTCGGTGACCCGAGACGACTACTGGGCCAAGGGCCGCATCGTGTTCGACCCCGAGGATCTCGCGCTGCTCCGCGGCGCCATCGACGAGACCTTCGACGAGGTCGCCGTCGGTCCGATCCACAGCATGATCCCTGGCCATCGGTGGCCCCGATGATTGGGATCAACGCCTGGATCGGCGGGTTCGACATCGAGGTGTGGTCGGTCGCCGGGGAGAAGGATTCGTGGGGCAACAAGAAGCCCGCCACGAAAGTGCTGACACTGGAGAGCGTCCCCTTCGTCCCCCGCACCACCACTGTGGCGACCAACGACAGCTTCCGCGAGCGGATCGAGAGCGGGTACACCGCATGGCTATCCGCCGAGGACATCGGAAAGCTGCGCGAGGACTACGAGTTTCGCGTGACCTTCCCGTCCGGCCAACGGGCCGCCTACGCGCTCGACGGGTCGCTCGAAGGCCTCATGTGGAGCATGAACCCCCTCTCCAGCATCGACCTCGGCAACGAGGTCAACTTCAAGTTCCTCCGCCGGATCGGTGACCGCGGTGGCGAATAGATCTCGGCTCTTCCGCACCGGATACGAGGAGAACATCAAGGGCTTCGGCCAGCTTCTCCGCAAGTCCAAGCCGCTCGACCGCGCACTGCGCTACGAGGCCGTGCAGATCGCATGGCACTTCCGCAACCGTGCCGGTCGTGGCCGCGGGCCAGGACCGCACTCCGCCGACCAGGTGAAAGTGTTCAAGCGGGTGCCCGGCGGTCGGAAGAAGGACCGCATGGAGATGATGGTCGTCGCCTATGGCCAGAAGAACATGAAGAACGCCTCGAAGACGTTGCGCGAGGGACTGATCAAGGAGTCGGGAGGTCGGAAGATCTCTCGGCGGGGGAGGGTATCAGCATGACCTGGACACAGCCGACGCTCGACCAACTGGTCGCCGACGCCAAGGAGAAGTTCCCGGGCTTCAACAGCGACTTTCCCGACGGTATCACCTACCCCGACATCGAGATGCTCTTCGGCTCGGTGCTGCGTCCCCTGGTCGAGAAGGACAGCCACATCGGCAACTTCGTGATCTCGGACTACGACCAGGACAAGATCGACGAAGTCACCGGTCAGGTGATCGAGACACCCTTCATCGAGATCCACCGCCGCGGGGGTGAGTACGATCCCGACGACTTTTCGTACTCCCCGAATGTGGAGGTACTGTTCTGGGGTAAGTCGAGGGACATGGCCAACGGCACCGCCAACCTGGCGACGATCCTGCTGCTCGGGTGCAGTGGTGCCGAGGTTGACGGGGTCTACCTTGACTTCGTCGAGGACTCCACCGGCGACGAAGAGGTCCGGCAGAACAACTTCGATGACCGTTGCGTGACAAGGCAATTCAGGACCGGATACCGACCCATCTACCCCGATTGACTCGGGACGAGAGAGATAGGAGCAAGGCTGATGCCTTCTTTCGCGACTCTGGCAAAGCGCCAGGGCGAGCTGATTCGCAAGCCCCTCGCAGGCATCATCGGCGTTGCCGACGAAGACCTCGAACTGGATGCCGACTTCAAGCTCACCACACTGGCCGCCGGTGGCGCCATCGAGCTCACCGCGCTGACCGACTGGGACCAGCTCGGATGGGTCTCCAAGTCCGACGGCGTCGTGTTCGCGGCCGACACCGAGACCAGCGACATCGAGTCGTGGGGCGCGCTGGAGCCGACCCGGTCGGACATCACCAAGGACGTCACCTCGGCGCAGTTCACCTGCCAGGAGACCAACAAGATCGTCCTGGAGATGTTCTACAACGTCGACCTCGACGGCGTGCTCGGCGACTTCGATACCGGTGAGGTCGCCTTCAACCAGTCGGTCGAGCCGACGACCACCTACCGCCGGATGCTGTTCCTGTCCAAGGACGGCAGCGGGCCCAAGGAGGTCTTCATCGGCAAGCTCATGCCGCGGGCGAACGTCTCGGCCAAGAGCGACCAGAACTGGAACTCCGAGGACGCCCTCGTCCACGGCATGACGGTCAACGCCAAGGTCGCCGACGACCTCGGCTACGCGGTCCGGCACATGTTCGGTGGCGCCGGGTGGAAGGCGCAGCTCACCAAGATGGGCTTCACCCTCGCTCCCGACCCCACCCCGTAGGCCCCGGCCCGGCTCGCCCTTCCTCCCCGGTGGCGAGCCGGGTCGGCCCCCACCGGGGAGCATCTCTTCCGAGAAGGAGAACACCATGTCGTTCAACCCCGTCAAGCTGGTCCACCCGAAGACCGGCATCGTGGTCACCGCCACCACCGCGGTCGACCTCACCAACTTCCGCTTCAACGACGGCTACGTCCCCGTCGACACCGCGAAGCTGCTCGTCGGCGCCGAGGGTGGCGAGGAGAAGTACCCCAAGCTCGTCGAGGGCCTGAAGGTCGTCGAGGAGATCGAGGCCGCCGAGCGAGGAGATAAGGCCCCCGCCGACGAGGCACCGGCTGACGTCGACAAGCCCGGCGAGACCGCGGACAAGGCCGACGACGCCAAGTCGACCGAGACCGAGGTAGCCTCGACCACGTCGAAGACCACTCGCGGTGCGAAGGGCTCGACCGCCGCCAAGAGCGGCACCGATGCGTCCGGCCAGCAGGTCGGCGTCAACTGATCGAACTACCGGGGAGGTAGAGCATGGGAACGAGTTTCGAGTCCCTCGTCGAACGGGCGAAGAAGCGCACCAAGGGGCGGAACCGAGAGCCGTTCGTCATCACCATCGAGGGTGACGATCCGATCGAGGTTCCGTACCCCGACGCGATCAAGTCGATGAACTACGAGCGCGCGGAGACGGTCTATGACCAGCTCCGAGCCCTCCTCGGCGTCGACTTCACGCGCATCCTCGACATGGTGCGGGGCAAGGACATCTCGGTCCTCCAGCTTCTCATCACGGAGATGTGGGACTACTGGGACGACGACAGCCACGAGGTCCCCGGGGGAAAAGAGGCCTGATCGACCTCTTCGACCATTTCGGTCGAGAGATCATGCTGGACTTCCGTGAATACTGGCATGGTCTCGACGTCCTGGACTACTTCGACGGGACCCGTTCGTGGTTCGAGTTCTACGAGTACCTCAACGGGCTCCGGTCGTACACCAGATTCAAGTCGGCACTCGCACTCGACGAGGACTATGCCAAGTCGCTGAAGCAGCGGCTCGACGAGATGAAGGCCGACCAGGACGAAGAGGACGAGGACGGATTCGGCTCGACGGAGTGGAGTCCCGAGACCCGGTCGCAGGAAGACTTCACGCCGGTGCTCGGGACCCTCTACTCGATGCTCGAATCCATCCAGGAGATCCCGCGGACACTGATCGCGGTCAACGGTCGGAAGCCTCCCAAGGCGCAGAAGATCCCGCGACCAGTCAGCGCGCTGGACATCCTGGAGCTCGAAGACGAACGGGACGAGATGGCCGACCTCTCCGCCAGGTTTGGCATGAAGAAGCCGGGCTGAGATAGGATCGGATCGCCTACCGAGAGGGCACCTGGGAACGGAAACCCCAGGTGCCCTTTCGCATATTCGGAGACGGGGTGAGCGCGAGTGGCCAAGACCTTCCTGGTCGGCGAAGGCGCTGTTCGGCTCATCCCCAACGCTGCCGGGTTCCACGTCTCGGCGCGCAAGGCCATCCGTGAAGGCGGCGGGCTCAACGTCGGCGTCGACCTCCGCCCGGACGCGAAGACCTTTCGCCAGGAAGCTCGGACCCGGCTCCAGGCGATCAAGCTCACCCACGACGTCAAGCTCCGCGCCGACACCACCGGGTTCGCCCGGGATGCCAAGGCTAAGCTCGAAGCGCACAAGCAGCTCACCGTCCGGGCGAAGGTCGAGGCCCACCTCGACGCACGCTCGGTCGCATCAGCACACACCGCCGCGCAGGCACAGCTCCGCGCGATGGGGCCGCTGAAGATCGCGGTCAAGGCAGAGGGCAACCTCTCCTCGCTCGCCTCGGTCATGGCCGAGATGCAGGCGATTGCTCGCGCCGGGATCACCACGCCGGTCAACGCCGAACGGGGTCGCAGTCGCGGTGGCGCGCTCGGCGGAGGTGGCGGAGGTGGCGGAGGCGGAGGCCGACCAGTCCGCAAGGCCGCCATCGCCACTGGCACCGTCTTCGCCCCGATCGTCACCCAGGCTGCCCTCGGCGGCCTCACCGCGCTCGTCGGCGCCGCGTCGCAAGCTGCCGGTGCCCTCGGCCTCCTGCCCGCCGCGGCCACGGCCGCCGGTGCCGGTCTCGCCGCGGTGGCCATCGGCGCCGCGGGGATCGGCGGGGCCTTCTCTGCGTTGAGCAAGGAGTCCGAGGCGGCCGGTAGCTCGGTATCCCAGAGCGCCAGCGCGCAGGCCGGTGCGCAGCGCCAGATCGCCGCCGCCGACCGCGGACTCGCCACGGCACACCGCGGGGTCACCCGGGCCCTGCAAGATCTGAACAACGAGCGCCGCAACGCCGTTCGTCGCCTCCGCGACATGAACGACGAGATGAAGATGGCGCCGGTCAACGAGCGCGAGGCGGCGCTTGCGATCAAGGAGAGCTACAAGCGGCTCCAGGAGGCCTACGCTTCCGGCGACGCCCTCGAAATCGAGGGTGCGCAGATCGACATCGACAAGTCGAAGCTCCAGTACGACCAGCTCAAGAAGCAGAACTCCGACCTGGCCGCCGACGTCGCCGAGGCCAACCGCAAGGGGGTCGAGGGCGACGAGCAGGTGATCGCGGCGAAGGACGGCGTCACCGACGCGGTCAACGGGCTGAAGGATGCCCAAGACGCGCTGGCCAGCGCCATGGAGGCCGCCGCCGACGCCACGAAGTCAATGGCGGGTGGGACCGACCAGCTCGCGAAGGCGATGGCCAAGCTGGCCCCCAACGCGCAGGACTTCGTCCGGAAAATCCACGCGCTCGGACCGGCGTGGACCGAGACCCGCAAGTTCATCCAGGACGCACTGTTCAGCCGACTCGGCGACTCGGTCACCACCCTGGCCAACGTCCAGCTCCCGGTGCTGAAGACCGGCCTGGCGGGTATCGCGACCGAGATCAACGGCGGGCTCCGCGGTGCCCTCGCGACCTTCTCCACCGAGCAGGCCGCGATGGACTTCACCACCACGCTCAACAACTCGCGTGGCATGTGGGCCGGGATCGCGCAGAGCTTCGCGCCGTTCGCGCAGGCCTTCATGAACGTGACCACTGTCGGATCGGAGTTCATGCCCCGGCTCGGCACCGCGGTGTCGAACATGGCCTCGAACTTCAAGCAGTTCACCGACGAGGCCCGGGCCGACGGCTCGATGCAAGAGTTCTTCGAGAACTCCCTGACCATGGCCAAGCAGCTCGGACGCATCCTGGCCAACGTCGGTGCGATCGTCGGGGAGGTCTTCTCGGCCGGAGCAGAGGTCGGCGGGGGCTTCCTCAACACCATCGAGACCGCGACCGGCGAGCTGCGCGAGTTCCTCGGATCGGCCGAGGGACAGGAGGGACTGAAGACCTTCTTCGAGGGGGTCAGGGTCGCCGTCCAGACCCTCGCACCGATAATCCAGATCGTCGCTTCGACGATCCTCACCGTGCTCGGTCCGGCCCTGACCGACCTCGTCATCGGACTCGGACCCGGGCTCGTACAGATGTTCGAGGGCTTGTCCGGCGGGCTCGCGGCCATCCAGCCGGTCATGCAGGTGGTCGGCCAGGCCATCGGCTCCATCGGCACCGAGCTCGGCAGTGTCTTCGAGGTACTCGGACCTGTTATCGCACAGGTACTTTCGGCTCTGGCACCCGCCATCCAGCCGCTCGCACAGCTCCTCGGCGCCGTGATCAAGGCGCTCGCTCCGATCCTCGTGCTCGTCGGCGAGTTCGTCGGTCTGCTGATCTCCGCGCTGGCGCCTGCTTTCACCAAGATCGTCGAGGCACTGACCCCGGTCATCCAGTCGCTCATCGACTCGCTGATGCCGATCCTGCCGCCCATCATGGACGTCCTCGGGCAGCTCGCGAGCACCATCGCCGACGCGCTGGTCATGGCCCTGGAGGCCATCGCGCCGTTCCTGCCGCAGCTCGTCGGCGCGTTCGGCTCGCTGCTGACCGCGATCCTGCCGCTCATGCCGGTGTTCGGTGAGCTGATCGCCTCTCTGATTCCACCGCTGATCAGCGTGCTCGAAGGCATCATGCCGACGGTCGTCCGGATCATCGAGATCCTTGGCGATCTCGTCGGCTACATCGTGCCGATCCTGATCCCGATCCTGCGCCTGCTCGCGGCCATCGTCGGCGAGGTCTTCTCGTGGATCGGGTCGCTCATCGGCGCGATCTTCCGCAACGTGCTCGACCCGATCTTCATCGCGATCGGCTGGGCCCTGCGCAAACTCGGCGACTTCTTCAACTGGCTCTGGAACGTCGCCATCAAGCCAGCCTGGGACGCCATCTGGGGCGCGATCAAGTGGGGTTGGGAGAACGCCATCAAGCCCGCGTTCAACGCGCTGATGGACGGAATCCAGAACGTCGGCGACTTCTTCGCCGAGGTGGTCAGCGCCATCGGCAAGGCGTGGGGGATGCTCGCCGACATCGCCTCGAAGCCGATCAACTGGGTCATCAACCACGTGATCAACGGCGGAATCGGCCGGGCGTGGAAGGCTGTCGACAACTTCCTCGGTGGCCACATGCCCGACTGGAAGGATGTCAGCCCGATTCGGATGGCCTCCGGCGGTGAGGTCCCGATGGCGGCCGGTGCCGAGCGAGGCAAGGACTCGGTCCGCATTCTCGGTATGCCGGGCGAGCACATGTGGGACGTGACCGACGTCGCGCGCGCCGGTGGCCAGCAGGCGATGTACCGGATGCGCGACATGGTGATGAAGGGCAAGCCGTTCACCTGGACCCCGGCCGGGCTAGCCGACGCCGAGGGCGATGGCGCGCTGCCGCGGTACGCCAAGGGTGGCGAGCTGTCCGCCGGTGACAAGCTGTCCCCACTCCCGGGTGAAGGCGGCCTCCAGCCGATCGCTCAGCTCATGGCCCGCATCATCAAGAACACCTGGCCGGAGACGGTGTCGTCGATCGGCGGGTACCGGCCGCCGGACGGCTACAACGAGCACTCCTCGGGTCGTGCGCTCGACGTCATGGTCAACGAGAACCGGAAGACCGGCGACGAGGTCACCGGCTTCTCCATGGCCAACCACCCGAAGTACCCGGTCACCCATACGATCTGGGCACAGAAGATGCACTACCCTCCGGACGGCCGGACCGAGGGGATGGATGACCGCGGGTCGCCGACGCAGAACCACATGGACCACCCGCACATCTGGTACGCACCGAACCAGGGGCCGATCAACCCCAACGTCATGCCCGACAACATCGTGTTCGGCGGGGTCACCGACGCCGGGGTTCGCCGCGGCATCACCGCATGGGCCGAGAAGGCCTTCAACACCGCGCTGGCGCCGGTCAAGAAGCTCCTGGAGACCAGCGCGTTCGCTCCTCCGCCGGAGATCAAGGCCGTCCCGCGCGAGATGTACAACGGGATGGTCGAGCCCGCGAAGGAGAAACTGCTCGACAAGGTCTCGGAGCTGACCTCGGTCGAGGGCTGGAAGAACCTCCTCGGCGGCGCCGTGGACAAGGTCCGCAACGGCGTCGGCGGCGCGCTCGGCGGGCTGAAGAAGATGCTCTTCGACACCGGCGGCGTCATCCGGCCGGGCACCACCGTGGTGCAGAACGACACCGGTCGCGACGAGTACATGCTCAACCCGACGGAGACCATCCTGCTCCGCGGGCTCGTCGCTGCGCTCCGCGGGATCGGGATCAACCCGACGCTCCCCCAGGACCAACAGACCACCCCCGGGACCCAGGACGTCAATATCGACTCGGTCGGTGGCAAGCAGACCACCCCGGGCGAGCTGCCGACCCCCGAGCAGACCGAGATCAAGCCGCCGACGGCCGAGGAACTCGGGCCGGACACCACCGTCGCGAAGGACGGGAAGCAGAAGCAGCGCACCATCGACGCGGTCATCGCCGAGGGCAAGCGCCGAGGGATGTCCGACGACGACATCAAGGCTGCCATCGCGACGGTCCTCGTCGAGTCCGAGGGCGAGATCCACGCGAACCAGTCGGTCCCGGAGTCGATGAACCTGCCGCACACCGCGGTGGGCTCCGACCACGACTCGGTCGGACCGTTCCAGCAGCGCAACTCGTGGGGCACCGCGGCCGACCGCATGGACCCGACGAAGTCCGCCGGGCTGTTCTACGACGCACTGGCCAAGTCCGGGGCCACCGGCACCATCGGCCAGCGGGCACAGGCCGTGCAGCGATCGGCCTTCCCGGACAAATACGACAAGCGCGTCGACGAGGCGACGGCGTACCTGGCCAAGTACAACGAGGCCGCTCCCACCGGCAGCTCGAACGACCCGGTCACCGTCACCCCGGCCGACCCCAAGGACTGGGAGACCACCGCCGACAACGTCAAGCCTGGGGACACCACCGGCTCGGCGTACGGGCAGAACCTCCAGGGTGCTGCGATCGGGAAGAACGGCGAGTACAAGCCGGACAACAACGTCACCACCGGGGGCAAGGGCGGGATCGGCGGCGCGACGAAGCCGATGTTCTCCAACCCCTTCGAGACCGACGGGGGCAAGTTCGCTCAGTCGATGGCCAAGCGCACCCCGCTCGGCATCGGCGGGCCCCAGATGGAGACCCTGGCGAAGAAGGCCCCGGCGGTCACCGAGCTGGCCAACGGCGTCGCGCAGAACATCCCGGCCTACGCCGCAGCTCTCGCTGGCAACCCCGCCGAGCTGGCCGCGAAGGTCGCCACCGCCACCGGCGCCTGGGCCACGAAGACCGCCACCGACTTCGCGACCTACCTCCCGGAGAACGCGCCGGGCATGATCGAGTCGGCGCTCTCCGCAGTTGCGGGGCCGCTCATCGGTACAGTGAACACCGGCATGAGCAAGGATGACTTGACGTCAACCATGGAAGACGTGCAGAACCGTCAGATTCGACGGTCCAAGAACGGACGACGGAGGATCTGATGGGAGGGCTCAGCCGCGGCGACAAGACCTGGGTCATCCTCCGCGGGCCGGAGGGAGGCCGGTTCTGGCTGTCCGGGATGCGCGGTCGAGGCAAGCAGGGGGTCGAGCTGGCCAACGGTCTTGTCGGCCTCGACCGGCCGCCGACCGAACTCGTGTGGCTCCAGGAGGCTCGCCAGAACGGTGCCGACCTTGTCGGCAGCAACACCGACATCCGCACGATCAAGGGCGCGGTCAACATCCTCGGTCGCACCCCTCGCGAGGTGCGCGCGGCGTACGCCGACTGGCAGCGGAACAACTTCTTCACCAGATACTCCCGGCTGTTCTTCATCAACAGCTACAGCGGCGTGCGGTTCCTCGACGTCCTGACGGGTGAGACCCCGAACGGCTCCCTCGACAAAGACCCCGCGCTGCTGAGACGCATCGCCGACTACCCCTGGACCTGGGCGTCTCCGAATCCCTTCTACAAGGGGTACTCCGAGACCTTCGAGGCGAAGATCCCCACCAGCGGCGAGACGATCGTCCGGATGAAGGTGCGCAACTTCGGCGACGCACCGCGCGTCTACCCGCGCATCTACCTGCCTGGGCCCGGCGTCTGGCACATTCCCCGCGGGACGCGCGCAGTCAACTGGCGGGGCGAGGAAGGTCTCGGCCCGCTCGTCGCCGAGGACACCATCCCGCTCCCCGCGCTGAAGGCCAACGAGGGGATCTGGCTCAACCCCGACCCTCGCATCGAGACCATCACGCGGGTGTCGGCCGACGGCACCGAGAAGAACCTGTGGGCACAGATGAGCGGTCAGCGGCCGAAGCTCTGGCTCAACCCCCGATCGGAAGAGGAGTGGCAGTTCCGTGTCGTCGGCGGCGTGTCGAACAAGGTGGTCAAGATGGTCGTCCAGCCTCTCTACATGACGTTCTGGTGAGCCGATGACCACAGCATTCCTCGACGAGGCACCCCCGATCCCGCTCGACGACCGCGGGATCGTTCCGTCGTGGCGCACCGAGGCCGAGATCGAGGTCCGCCGGTGGATCGACGACGACCCCATGGGCCTGGAGGGGTACTGCAACGACTTCATCGAGGGCGAGTTCGAGTTCGCCGAGAACGAGACCGGCCCCGGGCGAGTGGAGGTCCCCCACAACTCGAAGTGGGCCAAGATCTTCGCCAACTGCGACAACGAGAACGTTTTCGTCCACGCCAAGGTCAACGGAAAATGGTGGACCGGCCGCGTCGACAAGTGCCGGAAGAAGCGCAAGGGCAAGAAGCGCACGGTCATCGCCGAACTGGTGAGTGACTACGTGTGGCTGGAGTCAATGTTCTGCTGGCCCAACAACTTCAGTCCTCTCGGGTTCCAATTCCCGAAGAAGAACGTCAAGCTCATGCCGACGAAGAGCATGATCGAGGCGTACCTGTTCGAGGTCATTTTCCGGCTCCAGGCGTTCGGCAGCGGGCTCTATCGGTTCCCGATCGGATTCTTCAACAACCCCGGTGAGAACTGGTGGTCGATGAAGGTCAAGGACTGGGCACAGCCATGCATGGTGATCCCGGGCAACATCCTCTACGACACCACCCGCTGGAACACTCTCCTCGCGCGTATGACCCCGCTCGACGAGCTGTTCAAGGAGGTCACCTACGACGAGCACGTCGTCATCGAGGCGCAAGCCTGGGTGAAGGGGCGAGATCCCCAGCCGTCGAAGGACATCACCCTGGAGAAGAGCTGCATCTTCTTCCGGGTCAAGGACAAGCGTGGCGTGGTCGGCCGTACCGGCACGGTGCTCGACGGTCTGTTCAACACGATCATCGACACCATCTCGCCGGTCGTCGAGAACGTCGTCGGCGCCTTCACCGAGAACAGCGAGATGTACTCGCTGAGCAAGTTCTTCGGCACCGACCCCGACGACCCCTGGGTGGTCATCCGCGAGGACGATCTCGACGACGACATCGAAGAGTCCGAAGTCATCATCAACAGCCCCCAGGCGCACACCGGGATCGTCGGCGGACAGGCCCCGGAGTGGCTGAACAAGGGCATCGAGATGGTGGCCAACGCGGCCATCTCGGGCATCCTGGCGATGGCCGGTATCTCGTTCCTGTCCGACCTGATCAGCGGCGAGCTCTCCGACATCGTCATGGCCTTCCAGAGCCAGACGAACGAGCGGCTCCGAGCGAAGTTCGGCATCTTCACCCTGCCCGAGGCGTACTCGGGGACTGGCACGACGGCCTACACCTTCGACGCCGTCCAGGCGCTCCGCAAGATCATGTTCGAGACCCGGCCCTACCGGTCGTTCTCGGTCACCGTGGTCGATGGCAAGCCGTTCATCCCCTTCGTCCACTTCGACATCGGCGACCCCATCGGCTGGGAGGACGACGGCGAGATCCACGTCGACTACGTCCGGCGGGTCGTGGTCACCCTGAGCCGCGCGCAGAAGACGAAGGTCTCCATCAAGATCGGCGACGACCAGGGTATGAAGGACCCGATGGAACTCGCGATGAAGCGGGTGCAGGGGGTCAAGCAGGCCTTCGACTTCTGGACATTGTCGGACGCCGGGTCCTGACCGATAGACTGACGCGCAACCGAGGGAGAGACATGGCGGACACGATCAAAGAGGCGATCGTCCAGCTCAGGCTGCGCTGGGACGGCGACGTCATGGACTTCGAGTCCGAACGCCGGGCCATCATCGAGGTCACCAACGGCGTCGGCGAGCTGTTGCTCCCGCGGGGACGGCAGGGAGACCCGGGCAACGACGGCGAGCCTGGCCCGAAGCTCGCGCCGGACGTCCTGATCAACGAGGCCAACGACGCCGACGTCACTGCACAGCTCCCCCAGGGGCTCGCCGACGGTGACCGCGGGTACGTCGTGCTCAACGACATCACCAAGACCGCATGGTTCTGGTCCGGCACTGAGTGGATCATCGTCCACGACGTCGTCGGCCTCCAGGGCGAGATCGGCCCGTCGGTCGGCTTCACCGTCGGCACCGTGACCACCTCCCCCTCCGGCGGGAACGCCTCGGTGTCCATCGACCCGGCCAGCACCCCGACCAACAAGATCCTGAACTTCATGCTCCCCCGCGGCGACAAGGGGGCCGTCGGCGTCGGCCAGAAGGGCGATCCCGGCGAGGCCATCACCGAAGCGGCCGACTTCGCCATGCCCGAGGGAGGTCTCGAAGACGGCCAAGTGCCAGTCTGGGATGAGACCGTCGGCAAGTTCGTCCCGCTCACCATCACCAGCGGCCCGGTCGGCCCCTACGGCATTGGCCCGAACGAGTTCACCGTCGTCACCGACAACAACTGGTCGAACGACTACAAGGTCGTCGCTCAAATGGAGATCCCCGCACAGGGATTCGCCTGGCACCCGCGGGTCTTCGCACAGTGCGACGTCCGCCTGACCGGCATCCAGGCGCGCGTGGACCTCGAAGCTCGACTCGGCTCGCCGACCGGCCCCGTCATCGGCCGCGGGCCGGGGCACACCATCTCGGCGTTCATCGACAACTACTACCCGCGAGACCTCTCCCCGGCATTCGAGGGAGGCCCGATCACCCCCGACTCCTCGGCGTACTCGGTGGCCAAGGGGGCCGTCGGCGTCATCTACCTGGTGATCCGTCGGATCGACACCCTGGCATCGTTCGGCGTCAGCACCCGGCGGGATCGTGCGTCGATGACCGTCTACTGCGACCCGATCCCGGGGTCGGAGACGTAGGGTGAGCAGTCCTCTCGACCTCAACCCGCGGACGCCGGAGGAACTGCTTCGCGCGGGTAGTCAGATCGCGCTGAAACGGGACATCTGGGACCCGAAGAGCGTCCAGGAGATCGTCGCCAAGATCTTCGAGCTGTTCGACTTCGACATCCCCAATTGGCAAGACGCCATTGCCAATTGGGAAGCGCTGAAGGATGCATTCGAGGGGAAGTATGTCGGAAATGACATCGCCCTCAACATCATCCAGAACACCATGGGTACGATCCGGAGACTGGTCACCGGACTCATCGACCCTTCTCGACTCCCCCTGATCCCCTTCTCCCACATCGGCGAGAGCTACCCCAACCTGCTAGACAACGGCAGCTTCGAGGGGCCGGACTCGCTCGTCGGCGACGAGGTCTGGGAGTGGGACGGCACCGAGGGGCACACGACCCCCGGCTCGGCACGCGCGACGGCCGACGGAACCCGAAAGGTGTTGCTGTCCAACGCCGTTGCAGCCACCCCGGAGCAGAAGTTCAACATCGCCGGATGGGTCAAGTGGGCTGGGTTGACCGCCGGTCCCGCAGCGCTGCGCGTCTCCGCAGTCGCCTACAACGGCCCCGCGGTGGTCAACGAGGCGGTCGTCGTGAACGCCGACTCCCCGGGGGCCTCGTCCAACTGGATCGAGTTCACCGGCGTCTACCAAGTCCCCGCCGGAGCGACCAGCGTCCGCGTGCAGGTCGAGGTCGGCGCCAGCGCGTCGGCGGGCACCGTGTGGTGGGACGACATCAAGGTCTCGAAGTACGGCAGCCTGCCCCAGCGCTTCATCGGCGGGCTCATCGACGCACTCGGGGATCTCGGCGACGGCATCGCCGCCATCGTCGGCCGGGTCGGCGACTTCTTCGACAACATCACCGGCCGCGTCGGCGCGACGATCGTCGACATCCAGGAGTGGATCTCCCAGCTCGGCACGATCCTCGGTGGCGGCACCGTCGGAGCGGGCATCCTGCCAACCCTGTCCAACGGCCTCCGCGGGGTCGTCGGGGGCATCCAGGACTTCGCACAGAACATCCTCGACGCCATCATCCGCGCGATCCGCGGCGTCCCCTTCGTCGGCGGCTCGCTGGCCAACCTGATCGAGGAAGTGACCGGCCTGCGCACCACGGCCGACGTCGCCAAGACCACCGCGATCTCCGCGGACCTGAAGGCCGAAGACCTCGCGGCCAACGTGCGCGATGGTGCCGAGAACACCGGCACAGCCGCCGGGACCGGGCCGATCGCACAGGCGTTCGAGGCCGTCCGCGGGCTCCGCCGCCGGGCCGACGAGGCGCAGGAAGCGGCCGTCGTCGCGCAGCAACAGCTCCAGGAACTCCTGGCCTCCAACGAGGCCGGTGCCTCCGGCGGCCGTAGCGGCACCGACACCATCAACCGGCCGGACGCCAACACCCTCGGCCCGCTGTGGATCTCGAACAACGTCGGCGGCGGCCAGCTCTCGATCGTCAACAACGCAATCGAGCTGACCTACAGCAACGTCGAGCAACCGGCCCGCGGGTACGCGCTCTGGGACGGCGAGGCGCCGGTCAGCGACTACTTCCAGAACACCGTCGTGCTGAAGAGTGGGTTCTCCAGCTCGCTCGGCGGTGGCACCCCCTATCTCTACCTGCTCAACCGGTGGGATGGCCTCTGGGTCGGCAACGACGCGAGCAACCTCATGCCGAACAACGCGATCATGACTCGGATCTCCCGGACCGGCGGGCTCGCGGTGTACATCGTCCTCAACGGCGTGCCTGGCAACCCGGTCGCCACTTCCGACGTCGAGGACCCGCGCGCCGGTGACGTGATCCAGTTTCGTCCCGGGTCGTTGGCGAACGAGCGGCAGTTCTCCCTGCTCTACAACGGTCGCACAGTGGCCGGTCACACCGACAACGCGGACCTCTCGAAGATGGGTCCGGTGTTCCGGCGACACGGCGTCGCGATGTACGGCGAGGGAGTCCCCTTCATCGGTTGGAAGCGGCCGTCGCCGATCTCCAGCTACTCCTGGTCGGACATCCCCGGCGGTGGCATCGTGCTCGGGAACGCCTTCCGATACTCGCGCGTCGCCGCGGCGTCGGTCAACCAGCCTGTCAACGCTCGCATCCCAGCGAACTTCTTTGACACGCAAGTCATGTCGGAGGACATTAAACCCCCGGCCGGAACGACCTATGACTACGCCCACGGGGAGTTCGTCGTGACGAAGGAAGGCTGGTGGCAGTTCGAGCTGATGTACACCGGCACCACCGTGGTGATCGACTCCTCCTCCTCCTCCCTTCTTCGCCCGGTGCTGTTCCATGGTCAAGGGACCGTGGGGAACTCTTCGATCCCGATGTCGACCACCGTCCGCGTTAACCCGGACCAAGACGACCCAGACACCTTCGGAGACCAGGGGAAACAGGCACTCTCCATCACCCAGGCGATGGGCTCGGTCATGAGATACTGCACCGTCGGCGAGCGGGTTGCCCCTGGGTGGGGAGCGAGCGGACCGGCCAGTCTCGTCGGGGTTGCCGACGGATACGGAACGTCGTTCTCCGGACGACTGCTGAGCTAGGGGAGACAATGTCGGAAACCATTCTCGCACAGTTCGATTCGCTGCCCGGCGTCGACGTCGTGCTCACCCGAGGACACGACGAGTTCGGCCCGGACTTCATCTCGGTCGAGTGCTACCGCAACGGCGAGCTGATCCGCGGTGCCAACGGCGGGTTCAGCGGTCCCGGGGCCGTCTGACCGATGTGGACCCCGGCGCCGGTCCCCGACGTCGAGATCAACCCTGGTCTCGGCTGGTCGGCCGACGGTCCACAACCACCACCCACCGACCCCCTTGTCGGCTGGTGGGCCACGAAGCAGGCTCTCGCGTCGTTCGAGGGGAGCGGCGAGTTCCGAGCGGTCCTCCTGGCCCACCTCCTCGCGACCGCAGTGGCGGACGGGTCATTCTCGGCCTCCGCGGCGGTCCACCTCCTCGCGAAAGTCATCGGAGAGGGATCGTTCCCGGCGTCGGTTGCGGCGCATCTCAATGGCCAGTTCACCGGCGCCGGAGAGTTCTCGGCCCGACTCGCCCTCCCCGCCAGCGCGAGCTTCACCGGAACCGGATCGTTCCAGGCCATGGTGGCGGCTCACCTTCTCGCCTCGGCGGCGCAGGGGGAGGGCTCTTTTGCCGCGGGCCAGCTTGCGCACCTGATCGCGAGTTTCACCGGAGCCGGGTCCTTCTCCGCGTCGGCGGCCTTCAGTCCCGTCGAGCCGGTCACGACCGCTTTCACCACGGTCGGGGCCTTCTCCTACCCGATCCCGGGGTGGTGTACCTACCTCGACCTCATCGTGCTCGGCGGCGGCCGAGGCGGCCAGACCGGCTCCGGCGCGAACAGTCAACCCGGCTCCGGCGGTCTCCCTGGAGAATGGGCCGTCGCGACGCTCCAGCGCGGCGTCAACATCCCCTGGAGCGAAGCGCAGCTCACCGGAACCGTTGGCGCCGGTGGGGCCGGAGGCGCGAACTCCGACAACGCCGCGGGGCAGCCCGGCGGCAACTCCACGGTCGTCGCATCGGTCGGCACGCTCACCGGCCTCGGAGGAACCGGAGTCAACAGCGGCTCGACGAGGCGTGATGGACCCGGCCCGGGCAACTACACTTACCTCGGCATCGAGTACATCGGCGGTGCGCTGTCTGACGGCAGCGGGCTCCCCGGCAACCCACCCGGCGGCGGCGGGTCCGGCGGCAACGGTGGCATCTTCGGCAACAGGACCCGCGGCGGCGCGGGAGCGAGAGGGCAGGTATGGATCAGGGCACGACAGTCGTGACGTTCGAGACCGAGCTGTGGATCGAGTTCGGCAGCTACGCGCTCATGCCGGTCGACACCGAGATCCTCTACAGCTCAATCGAGGATCGGTTCATCGTCGCGGCCTGCTTCACCACCTACGACTACGGGCCCTTCTCCGACGGGTACGCTCCGACCTTCGAGTTCGAGGGCCTTCGGATCTCGGCAAGTCTGTTCGGCGAGATCGACTCGGCCGTCGTCACCTGCATCAGCTCACCCAGCGGGGATGGGTCCCGCATCACCACGATCAAGGAGTGATCCATGGCCTCAACCAACGCCGACCGTATCGCCATCGCCGAGTTCATGGCGGGACGAGGGAACAAGATCACCCCGCACAACGGGGACCCCGGCACCACCGGCGCCAGCCGCATCGGCACCCTGGAGGGCAACACCACCTGGGGAGCCGGGTCGGTCGCGGGGACCGTCGCAACGGTCGTGGGATCGGCGGTGCCCTTCAGCATCCCGGCCAACACCACAGTCAGCCACTACGGGATGTGGAATGGGTCGACCTTCCTTCGTGGGTATCCGATGGACAACCCGATCACCGTCGGAGCCGCGGCTACCTCGGTCGACATCACGCCGACGGTCAAGTACAACGCGGCCTGAGTTTCGACCAGTGCCTCTTGCCGGTGATACCTTCGGGACACCGGGAAGGGGTGCTGTATGGCTGAGGGCGACGTCCTTCTGAAGTTCGATCACGTGATCATTCCGCAGGAGACCTACTACTGGTGTGGGCCTGCGACGATGCAGGTGCTCCTGTCGATCCGCGGGATCAAGGTCACCGAGAAACACATGGCTGACCAGCTCCCCACCACGGTGAACGGGACGGACACGATCCGCTACCTCACCCGCGAGCTGAATGAGCGCCTCGGCGACATCTATCGCACCGTCGAGATCCCGAACCGAGGCAATCTCAACACCTTCCGCGAGCACGTTTTTCACTCGATCGACGCGGGTTACGGCGTCGGTGGCAACATCATGGTCCCGCCGGTCAACTACCCACGGCCGCAGCGAGGGGAGCGTGCGCGGTACAGCGGGGGATGGGTCTACCACTACTGGACGATCGTGGCCTACAACCGGCGCCTCGACCAGGTGGCCATCGCCGACAGTGGGTTCCCGGACTACTTCTACTGGGTGACCGTCGAGCAGGCTCTCTCGATGATCGAGGGCAAGGGGTACACCTGGGCCGCCAACGCCAAGGTGACCGACGACTTCCTCGGTCTGCTCACCGACGCCGAGATCGCGAAGGTGCTTGCCGGTGCCGCGCAGGTCGGCGAACCGCACAGGGGGCTGTGATGGACGTCGCGACCCTCCGCAGGGCCCTCTCCCCGACCCCGCTGACTGATGCTGAGCTGGCCAACTACCTGCCCGCGGTCGAGGCCGCCATGACCCAGGCAGGCGTGAACACCGTTCGTCGCGCCGCAGCGTGGTTCTCGCAGATCACCGTGGAGTCCGGCGGGCTTCGGTGGTTCGAGGAGATCTGGGGGCCGACCAGCCAGCAACGCGGATACGAGGGACGCCGGGATCTCGGCAACACGATCCCGGGTGACGGGTACCGCTTCCGCGGACGCGGTCCGATTCAGCTCACTGGCCGAAACAACTACCGCGAGTTCGGAAAGTGGTGTGTCGCACAGGGTCTCGTCACTGATCCCGAGCACTTCACGAAGAATCCCGACCTGGTCGCAACGCCGAAGTGGGGGTTTCTCGCCGCGGCGAAGTACTGGTCGACCACCTTCCGCTACGGCAAGTCGATCAACCAGTGGGCCGACGAAGGTGACATCCTTGCGGTCAGCCGGTGCGTGAACGGCTGGATCGAGGGTCGCGAGCCCTACCACTTCGCAGAACGAAAGAAGAGCTGGAACAACTGCCTCGCACTCGGCGAAGCAATCCTACCGGGAGGTTTTCTCATGGCCATCGACGAAGTCGGACAGCGCAAGATCCTCGGCGCCGCGATCCAGACCGCGGACCCGCAGCAGACCGACCTGGAGAAGGGGGTCATCGGCCCTCGTCCGCAGCGGCACACCCAGTACTACAACGTCGACGGTGCCCCGTCGCTGGCGGCGAAAGGCAAGAAGCTCGCCTACCTCCGCGCGATGGTCATGGACCTCTGGAACGAGCTGGTCTACGACGGCTACGTGGCCGAGGTCGAGGACCCCGCGCTCGACGACAAGCGCTACGGCTCGCCGGTGCGATTCATCACCGCGATCCACAAGAACGTGCGGCAGAGCTTCCTGCTCATCCGCGCCATCGCCGAGAAGGTCGGCGTCGACACCAAGGCCGTGCTCGAACCGGCCCCCATCATCGAGGAGAAGAAGTGACCCTTCCCAACGTCCCTGACGTCCCGTCCAGCGTCCTGATCGACGAGCTCCGGAACACCCTCCAGGCTCAGCCCTGGTACCGGCGCTTCGCCAACACCGTCTCCTCGGCCGTCGGCGTCCTGTCGCTGGTCATCTGGGTCGCTGTCGCCAATGGTGTGGAAATCGACCCGGCAGTGCAGACTGGTGTCGGGGCCGTCCTCGCGGTCCTGACGATCCTCGGTGTGCTGAGAACCCCGAACGGTGTCACTCCGCGCGGCGTGGCCACCGTCCAGGTTGCCGCCGTCACCGCTGCGCGACACCGACAGGAGTAAGCGAGTGCTCGATCGCCTGAAGAAGGCCCTCCCCGACCGCGGGAACTGGGTCCCCCTGATTCCCATGCCGATCAGGATGGTCATCCTGATTCTTTGGGCGATCGAGCCAATCTCGCGAGGATTGGACTACATCACCGGTGACGGACCGAACGTCACCCAATCGCTCAACGCCGTCGAGAACGCCTTCCCGCTGCACGTGTGGGGGATCTTCTGCTTCACGGCGGGAGTCATGATCCTGGTCGGGTTCGCCGGGAGGTGGAAGAGGATCGCGATCTCCGGGCTGCACCTGGCCGGAGCGACCTACTTCGCTCTCGCTTGCGGGCTGACCGATACCGCCATCGAACGTGGTGGTGACGGGTTTCGCACCCCGGTGATGTTCTTCATCTTCGCCTTCACATATTGGTGTGCGGCGTTCGGATACGCTTTGATCCGGCGAGAGCCAGTGGTCGTCGTGGACGACGACCCGGAAGACGCGAAGGTGCCCGATGGAACTGCCAATCCCCACGACTGAGAACTTCTGGCTCACCCTTCTCGTCTTCATCCTGTTCGGTTCCCCGGCTCTGTTCAGCAAGGGGATGGCCAAGGTGCCCGGGTTCCTCGGCGCCGGGGCCCGCTGGTGGCAGCGGCGGTCCGAGACCAACTCCCCGGCCGGACGGGTCATCACCGCGGCCAACCTCGATCGCATCATCGACGAGCGAGTCAGCGAGAAGGTCGGCCACGTCGAGAAGGAGGTCGAAGAGCTCCGGGAGGACGTCGACTCCTACTCCGAGTACCTCACCTACGACGCTGGCTGGCACCGCGAGATCAACATCTTCGCAGCTCAACAGGGGTTCGACTTCCCACCCCCGCCACACATGACGTTCACCCAGTGGCGGGAGCGGAAGCGTGCCGCGCTGCTCGGCGATCAGGGCTGACCGGAGAGCCGGAAGCCGATGAAGATCGTCTCGGAGGTCACCTTGTCGCGACGGCGCACGGTGGCCTTCTTCGTGGGGTAGCCGTTCTCTCGCATCCGCGAGTAGAACTCCCGGCGGCTGAGCGGTTCGACCTCTTCGCGCTTGGACCACTGACGGAACAGGTCGTAGACCTTCATCGCGATCTCTTTGCCGTCTTCGTCGGCGGTGAGCATCTCGGCCAGGAAGGTCTGGAACGTCGAGGTCCCCGCGATGAACATGGCCCGGCGCTTCGAGACCTCCTTCGGCAGGCTCTCGTCGAGGCCCTCCAGTAGGTAGTCGAGCAGCCCGTCGACGAGCCAGGACAGCACCGCGCGCAGGGCTTCGGGGACGTCGCGGATCGGCGTCACGTCGGCGTTGCTCAACGGCACGGCCTTGTCGAACGGGAGCACGAGCAGACGACGCCAGAGCGCGGCGTCGCCGTCCTCGATCGTCGGCATGGAGTTGGTCGCGATGATCGGTGTGAACATCGGGGTCCGCTGGACCATCACGTTGCTGTAGAGCGCGCGAGCGGTGACCGAGTCGCCACCGGTGAGCCGCTTGATCACGTCTGAGTGGAGCCGGTTGCGCTGGCCGACCTCGCTAGCGAAGACCACCCGGCGGGGGAAGGCCGCGATGATCTCGGGCATGGGACCGGCCTCGCGCTTCTGCCGGAACAGGCCGTTGATGTCGATCGACCCGGCGTAGTCGCCGAGCGCCGCCTGGCACGCCTCGATGATCGTCGTCTTGCCGGTCGAGGTTCCACCCTGGAGGAAGATGATGCGGCGCTGGGGGTTTCCGCCCATGAAGGCGTAGCCGAAGACCTTTCGCACGTAGCGCCGGTACTCCCGGTCGGGGAGGAACGTGTCGAGGTAGCTCTCCCACAGCGGGTGGGTGTAGTTCGGCTCGTAGGCGACCGGGGTGTGCTGGAGGATGAGGTCTTCGGGTTTGCCCTTGCGGCACAGCGAGTCGTATTCAGCGATGCCGTTCGTCGCGCCGGTCAGGTCGAGCACGCCGTTGCCGACGCCCCAGGTGAGCCGGTTGGTGTCGAAGTCCGCGGGGTCGATCGGGTTCTTCGAGAGCACGTGGGCCATCGACATCGAGTGCTCGATCTTCATTCGGTTGCCCGCGTCGGTGGCCCGCTTCTCGAAGTCCTTGGCGGCCTTGAAGCTGTCATCGGCCTCGACATCCCCGGCCTCCTCCTGGAGGTTGCCGCGATGCCATGCAGCCCCCGCCGCGGCGCGCAGGGACGCCTGGACCGAACGCGACCACAACAGGCCGTAGGTCTCGGACTTCGACAGCTTGACCAGCCTGCCGATCTCGTCGTCCCACCAGGCCCACTCGTCGGCGCCACCGCGGATCGGACGGATGGAGTCACCGAGCGCGTCGAGGAACATGTGGGCCCGGCCGGAGTCGCTGTCTTCGTATTCGCTGGCGTCGACGATGGTGTTGCGGCGCTCGATCCACTGCTTCAGCGTCTTCTCGCGGAACACCTCGATGTCGATCTCGCCGTCGGCCGCGGTGTAACCGCCGACCGTGGAGATCCGCACCATGCCGTTGGCGATGTCGTCGCGGAGCTTCGAGACTTCCCCGCACACCGCGCGCCGCCACTCCAGCTTCGCGCTGGTCAGGTCACGCCGGGCCTCACCGTCGTTGGCGCCGAGGGTCTCCTCGAAGAAGGCCTTGCGCACCCGCTGGATGCCGATCTCCAGGCCGTGGTGGCCCTCGGCGGCGAGCTGCACGATCTCATGGAGACGCGCGACCATCATGTCGTGCGCACCGGCGCTCATCTGGTCGGCGAGCTTGCCCGGCTCCGAGGCGCGGTCCATCTGGCCGGACGGCGCCTCGGCGTAGCCGGGGATCTCGTCCTTCAGCCAGGCGAAGGCGAGGTCGATGTCGTTGATCTCGTCGACGATCACGCGGTCGCCGCTGGCCCACCCCTTGAACATAGCCTCGCGCCAGTTGTCCGGAAGGTGAGGGAGGTCGGAGACGACCGGCGGCTCGTCGCAGGGGATGTCGTCGGCGTCATACCAGCGGTAGTGCCGCGGGGGATCGACCTTGCCCTTGTCCCAGGTGACGACGGACGGCCAGGTGATGGCGTAGCGATGGGTGCGCTGGATGATCTCGATGTCCGGGCCGGGCTTGCCGACCCACTTCGCTCCGGCGGGGACGAGGTAGAACCGGATGCCCGAGGGGTTCTCGGGATCGCGCGAGGTCGAGCGCCACGTGCTCGGCAGCGGGCCGTACTGCTCGATCAGGGTGTCGAGGGTCTCGCCGCCGGACTTGCTGTCGTACTGATCGACGTCGATGCCGATGACTTCGTACTTCTCACCGTCGATCGTGACCGTCGGCATCCGGACCCCGATGTTGCTCTCGGGGATCTCCTCACACCAGTTCTCGACGTCGATCTCGGTGATGTAGGGCTTGTTCCCGGTGGTGTCGTCGGGAGGGGTCGACTTCAACCCCTCGGGGATCGGGAGTGGGCAGTGCCAGCCCCGTTGCAGGTACACACCAGCGTGGTCCCCGTAGATCGTCACATCATCTCCTCGATGCTCTTCTGTCCCAGGATGATCTCGTCGGCGTTCTCGAAATGGACGCCGCACCCCGGGCAGAGGAACGGATAGTGCAGGTAGTCACGGAAGTAGCTCAGATGAGCATCGCACAGCATGAACTGACTGACGAGCAGCCCGTCGGCAAAGACGTAGTCCTCGAACCTCTTTCCCACCCGGGCGAAGTTCCGAGGGTCGTTCCAGCAGGGGCACAGCCGGGCCGCGTACATGACGGTCGTGCGGTTCTGGCAGCCCTCGGGATCGACCTCGGCGAGGCGGAGGTTGTCAGGAAGCGTCGATTGCGTGCGACGAGTGGTCCACAGCATCCTCTTCCCGTCGCAGGTCAGACCCCGAGGCTGGAAGTCCAGCTCGGAGAGAACCTTGTCGATGTCCACGGTGCAGCCCTTCGGTTCGAGTGATCAGCTCACCGCCGTAGATCCCCTCGGCCCGCGGGTCCGAGCGTCCGGCAGCGAGGCAGACGAGACGCTCGGGGCACGCCCGGCACACCGTCTTCGCAGCTTCGTGCCGGTCTGCACGTGCGACCGAGCTCTCGCCCTTCGCGTTCTTCTCGCCCCCGCCGTCGAGTTCCGCGTCCCACAGCCATCGCCCCTGGAAACGATCGGCGCAGCACAAGGCGACGCGCCAGTTGACCGCTCGCTGAGCGGGGGACAGCGGGAACGCGAGGAGGGGGCTGGCCTGGCTCACTGCTTCGGCGGCCGGGCTCCGAGGATGTTCTGACGAACGACCTCTGGGTTGAAGTAGACCAGGACCCCTTGCATCTCCAGACGTTCCGCGACGAGTCGCATCATGTTCTCGTTGGAGATGCCCTCCTCCGGGTCCCAGTCGTCGTCGAGCCGCTTGACCGGGTGGACGTCTCGCCCGGCCCGGAGCTTGCCCGCTTCGTAGTCGTTCGCGATGGAGGCGACGGTGGCGGTCAGCCGTTCCGTCACCTCCATCGGGGTCAGCTTCTTCATGCCCCCACCGCCTGATTGTCGAGGAGAGCAGCGATGCTCTCCCGGTAGTACCGAACTTGCTTCGGACCCAGCGGTCGGGTGCCGATGATCTTGCTCTCGCGCTCCCACCGACGCAGGGTCGGCCGCGACACCCCCAGCTCCATCGCCGCGGTGTTGGCGTCGACGGTCTCCCGCAGAACCTCGCGCAGCTTGGCCGACTTCTCCGGGTCGATCTCGATCGGCTTGTCCTCCCACCGCGTGTTCTCACGACGGCGGGCCAGCTCGGCCACGATCTGGTCGTGGTTGTCGAGGATCTGATCCAGGTAGACCCGGCGGTGATTGCCGCTCGTCTGCGCGATCTTCAGGCTCTTCATGCCCTCGATCACGGCGCGGCGCAGCGTGTAGTCATGCACGCCGATGACCTCCGCGGCCTGTTCTAGGCTGATGAGCACACCTCGGCTCTTCCCTCGTGCCATGACTTCCTCTTCTCGCTTGTTCAAGTTGACCTCAACCCTAGCATATCCCGCCGGTTGGCTTCGGCGAGGAGAGGCCACCGCTCGAAGATCTTCGTGCGGCTCTCGCGAGTCTTCCGTATCAGCAGGAGGGCATGGCGGTCAGCATCACGTGCGTGTCGGCCCCCAGATGCCCACATGCCCCACAGTTTCAGCCGCTCGTCGGTCGCTGTCGTCTTGGCCTCGCTCGGCTGCTGCTTGGTCACCGTGACGTTCTTGGACTCCCAGATCAGGAACTCCAGGATCGCGGTGATGCGCACCGGAGAGAGAGCGTCGCGAGCCTTCGACTGGGTGCGCAGGGTGAAGTCCTCGATCACCACCGCGGTGTTCAGTCGCTTCGAGTGGAGGGAGATGAGGTGCTCGCACATGAACGCCCCGGCCCACTCTCCCTCCTCGGACGCGCTCAGGTCGTACTGCGCGGCGGCCGACGACAGCGCGCCGGACCCCGCTCCGCAGTCGATCTCGCCGTGCCACCAGCGGGTGACGACCTCGTGCGCACGGACGTTTTTGTCGAACAGACGTTCGATGTCGAGGTTCATGACCGACCAACCGGTCGTCCCGCCGGGGTCGAACGACACGATGTTCACGCCCCGGTCGAGGGAGTCCTGGATCTCGGGGTCGGTCCGGTCGCGAAGCCGTTCCTCCAGCGGGTCCGGGTAGTCCGGGCTCTTGAACTGCCGCCGCCGGTCGAGCCAGTAATCCGGCGTGTCGAGGGGCTTCACCGGCCGTCGAGCGTGTAGCTGACGACGAGCATGATCTTCATAGATCCTCCAATTCGATGAGGCTGACGTCCTCGGCCTGCACGGCGGGGCCGTGCCCGTCGCGCGCACGGCCGAAGACATGGATGGCGGTGTTCGGGGTGACCTCGGCCAGCTCGCTGGCGAGATCGGGGTAGAGGAACCGGTGGATGTAGACGTGGACCTCGATCCCCTCGCCGTCCTCGGCGATGATGGTCGCCTTCGTGGTCTTCTCCGGCGAGTCGAGGCTGGCCCGAATGTCCTCGGCCGACCGGCCGGTGCGCCGACGCTGTTGCTCGACCTCGTCCTTGATCACGACGTCGCGGATCAGGCCGATGAAGACGATGCGGTCGCCATCGCAGTCGGCGATCAGGTTCGACGGGGTCGAATCGCCGAGCAGCGCGAGGTCGCCGTCGGCGATGGCCGACTCGATGGAGCCGACCGCACGCGCGGCCCGGTTGATCCCGAAGGGGTCCGGTTCGTCCATGGCCCGGAGCTTCTCGATCATCTTCGGCCCAACGCCGGGGACACCGCGCGACGGCTCGTCGGGCTTGGTCTTGCGACCGGTCTTCGGCGCCACGTACCGCATGTCATCCCAGGTCAGACCGACGAGCTTGAAGTCGACCGGCCCCCTCTCCTCGGCGGGGGTCGCCCGAGCGTCTCGCCACTCGACCATCTTCCGGCCGACCTTCTCCGCGATCCCATCGACCTGGGTGAACCCGGCACGGATCGAGCGAGGGCCCTTGAACCGGCGCTGGATCGGGCTGCCGTCCTCGTTGAGTCCGCGGAACTCCTCGGTCGACATCGGCTCCCAGGTGAGTTGTGACATCGCGAGGCTCGGCGGGACGATACTCACCTGGTGTCGCGCTGCATCCTTCATGAGGGCCAACGCCTGATCCTTGTCCGCGCGGCGGAGCGCCGCCGTGAAGAACTGGACCGGGTAGTAGAGCTTCAGCCAGGCGAGCCAGTAGCCGATGACGGCGTAACAGACCGCGTGCGCGATGTTGAACAGGTAGCTCGATGACGCGGCCATGTAGTCCCATAGCTCGCGCGCGTCGGCCTCGGTCATCCCGACCTCGCGCTTCATACCGTCCCGGAACTCTTCCCAGAAGGCCTCGAAGGCACCTCCCTGCTTCTTCTTCCCGATGATCCGGCGCAGTGCGCCGACCCGCGCGCCGGGCATCCCCGCGGCACGGCCCATGTCCATCACCTGTTCCTGGTAGACCAGGCAACCGTTGGTGGTCGAGAGCACGCCGTTGATCTGGTCGAATCCCCACCAGTCACGCGGCTCTTCGGTGCCGAGTTCGACGGCCTCGTAGTGGCCGGTCTGACCCGAGATCAGCGCGCCGGGACGGGAGAGCGCGTTGATGTCGGCGAGGTGGCGGAACTCGAACTTCGTGGCACCGGCCAGGTTGTTGACGATCCCGCGGGTGGTTCGGCCGTCGAACTGGAAGATGCCGGTCAGGTCGCCGGTCCCGAAGACCTCGTCAAACACCCGCTGGTTGTCGCGGGGCAGCGCGTAGAGGTCGGTCCAGCTCATCCCGATCCACCGCAGCACGTCGGAGATCAGGCCGAGAGTGGCCAGCCCGAGGATGTCGAGCTTCAGCATCCCGAGGTACTCGGCGTCGCGCTTGTCGTAGGCGATGCCTCGGCGGGTCTTCCCGTCCTTGTTCACGGTGTAGATCGCGCACGTCTCGACGATCGGCTTGGTCGAGATCACCAGCCCAGCCGCGTGGATGCCGAGCCCGCGGTAGTCGCCCTCGATGTCGGCGGCCATGCGCAGGTCGGGGTACTTCTCGACGATCTCCTTGGCCCGGTCGAAGCTGGCGATGGCGTCGACGACAGAGAAGTTCTCCCGTGGGTCGCCGTCGTCGCGATCGACAATGAGGTCCTTCAGCTCGTGGATCTCGGAAAAGTCGAGCAGCTCGTGAGCACGCGCGACGTCCTTGACCGAGGTTCGGCCGCGGTAGCGCATGTAGTTGGCGATGTGGCTGGTCTTGTCGGCGCCGTACTTGCTGGTGGCGTAGTCGAAGACGGCCTTGGGGTCCTCGAAGTCGATGTCGATGTCGGGGTCGTCCGGCCGCGACGGGTCGATGAAGCGCTCGAACTGCATGAGCGGGAACTCCATCGGGTCGATCTCGGTGATGCGCAGGAGGTAGCAGATCTCCGACCCGGCAGCCGAACCACGACCGGGCCCGACACCCATCTTCGCGACGTCCTTGGCCCATCGGACCAGGTCAGAACACACCAGGAAGTAGTCGCAGAATCCCTTCTCTTCGAGCAGGCCGAACTCGTAGTGGATGCGCTCCAGGTAGGCGTCGGTGTCGGCGTCCCACCGCTGCGCGAAGCGGGGGTCGGTGTTCGCACGGAACTCGATTCCGTCGTTGACCCACTCGCGCAGCCGGTCCGGCGCTGACATCTGCTTGCCGCGCTCGATGTAGATGACGCGCTCCGACTTCGGCAGCTCGACGGTGCAGCGATCGGCGATCTCGCGCGCACCCTGGACCGCGGACTTCGCCTCGGCTCGGGAGAGATCGCAGTCGATGAGCTTCTGGAGGCAGTGGGTGTCGGACTCGGGGTAGGTCAGCCGGACGTCGTACTCCCAGTCGGCGTCCTGGGTCGACACCGTGCCGCCGCGGTGCGCCGCGTGCAGCATCCGCTGGACGGCGTTCTGATCCGGGTAGGGGTAGTGGACGTCGGCCGTCGCGACGGTGGGGATGCCATCGGCCGCGGCGACGTCGGCGAAGAACTGATTGAGCAGCACCGATCGCTCCAGCTCCGGGAACATCTGCATCTCCAGATAGAACCGGTCGCCGTAGCACTTCTGGAACCGATGGATGAGCGCGCGGGTCTCGTCGACGGACTCGTCGGTCCAGTCGTCGCGCCGGTCGCCGAGCGTCTTGCCGCCGAGCAGGGTGCAGGAGATCCACGAGTCGGCACACCCGCTGGTCACGATGAGGCCGCGGGTCAGCTCGGGGTCGAGGATCTGCTCCAGGTGCAGCCGCGGGACGTACTTCGTCTGCTCCCAGGCCAGACCGACGAGTCGATTGAGATTGCGGTACCCCTCGGCGTTCATCGCGAGCACGGTCTGGTGGAAGTGCCGTCGGCGGGGCTCGTCGGCCGGTGCGATGTCGAACTCGCAGCCGAAGATCGGCTTGATCCCGGCCTCCTTCGCTGCCTGCTCGGCTTGGACGTGCGAGGAGACGTTCCGGTGTTCAGTGAACCCGAGCGCGTTCATCCCGAGCTCGACGGCCCGGGCCACGTGGTGCTTCGGCAGCCGGTATCCGTCGCCGTGGGAGAACGAGGTGTGCGTGTGCAGGGAGACCCACTCCATCAGCGCATCCTTCTCAGGTCTTCGGCCATCTCCTGCATCAATTGCGCGCTGCGAGAATGGCGGTTTCGGATCGCGCGGTCCATCAGCTCGGCGCGCTCTTTCGCCCGGCGCTTCTCTGCTTCGGTCATTCGCTGCCACCCGGGTAGCGCGCGAGGTGCAATCCACCAGTGGGGCTCGGGGTGTCCGGCCTTCAGTCGACAGGCCAGGAAACCCTCGGACACCCTGGTCTTCGTGTGGTGCGTGGCCTGGCACATCGGGGTTGGCTTCAGCGTCGGGACGCGGTTCACGATGGTCACTTTCCCTCCAGGTGGTTGGCGATGGCTTGCAGGCCGATCTGTACCGCGGTCTCGGGGCCGAACCGGATGATGTCGCTAGGTTGCCCGTCGACGTACTTCACCACGAGCCCGTTGTTGCGGAACGGGGTCGAGATGCCGGAGTCGCGCCATTCGATCAGCTCGTCCTCGATGGCCTTGCGGGCGACCTCTAGCAGGTCTTGGTCCTTCGCGATCTCGCGCAGTTCGTCGGCATAGCTCATGGTGTCCTCCAAAATTTCCTGGAAAATTCGCTGGGGTGGCTGGGACCCAATGTAAGACTTGACGTCATCTTTGTCAAGCCCACGATCCGCCGCGCGAACCAATCAGCCACTTCTTGAAGGTGATGAGGTCCAAGGGGGTGTTGGTGGAGTCGCGGAACTCCATCCGGCCGCCGACCTCGACGCTGTACTCGCACTCGATCTCCTGGCGGTAGCGCTCCTGGCGGTATTCGTCGACCAGACGCGCGTGGTAGGCCGAGCACTGCACGTGGTCCGGGGTACAGCGCAGATGCCGCTCGATCACGCCGGGTCGGTGCAGTCCGGACAGCCGCCCCCGTCGCATGTCGCGCAATTCGACGTTCCAGCCTCGGTGCGGTGAATCGGCAGCGTGGCATCGCCGGGCAGGCTGCCATCCTCCGACATCTCGGCGATCACGTCGGCCAGCCGCGTGGCTGGGGTGTCGGCGCAGAGTTCGTCGACGGCCGAGAGCAGGCGCTCGAAGGGGATGGCACCGGCGACCATGGTCTGAACCTCCCCGCGGCGGGAGAGCAGGATCGCGGGGGTATTGGAGACCATGTGCTTCTCCAGGAAGAACTGGAACTGGGAGTGCGCGAGGCCGTCGTCACCGAACCACGTGTCGCCCTTGGCGAAGCGAAGTCGGCGGTAGTGGGGCAGCCGGGAGATCACCTCGACGAAGTACTCGTAGAGTGGCTCCTCGCGCTGGCCGACGAGTAACAGCCACCGGTCACTGGAGCGCCGGTCCTGGACTTCAGTGAGCGTGTCTTCGTTGTGCAGATCGTCAAACTTCATGGCGTGCAGGCCTTTCAACGGGAGAAGCGGGTGGACCGACCCCTCATCGGTCCACCCGCTCCAGGTGGGGTAGATCAGAACGCGCTACGGCGCTTTCGAGCGCTGGCCTTCTTCGGGGCCTCGGGCTCGGGCTCGGGCTCCGGGTCGGCCGCAGGCTCCTCGGGATCGTCGTCCGGGTCGTAGACCGGGTCGTCATCCTCGGGATCGGGAACAGTCTCGGGCTCCTCCGGATCGTCGTCCTCGGGGTCCGGGACTGTCTCGACCTCGGTGTCGTCGTCGACCGTGATCACCTCGTCGCCCGAATCGCCCCCGTCGTCGACCTCCAGATCGGCGTCGTCGACGTCGATGGCCTCCTCGTCCAGCGCGTCGAGATCCTCGTCGCTGACCTTCGAGGGCATCTCGTGGTCGGCCGGGTAGACATCGTTGACGCGCAGCGAGCGCACGTTCTCGGCGACGACCTTGCCCGCCGCGTTGCGCGACTTGCGCTTGTAGTTGTCGTCGCGGGCCGACACGACGACCTTGATGCCCTGGAACTTCTTGCCGGAGACCAGCGTGGAGCCGATCTTCAGCACCTTCTCGCCCTTGTCGTCCATGACCGTTCCGCCACCCCAGAACTGGTTGCGCAGCGTCGTGTTGCCCGCCATGGCGTCGAGCAGCCGGTTGATCTTGCCGACGAAGAGATCGGCGTTCTCCTCGGACATGCTCTCGGGGATGACCATGCGCTCGAAGATCGCGTAGCCGTTGTACTTCGACGCCGGGTCGTCCTTCGCGGCGTCGAACTCGATGACCGCGACGAGCAGATCCTTCGTCTTGGCCTTGTTCGGCTTGATCGACAGGCTCTTGACCCGAGCCCGGTAGATGCCCCGCGGGGGCACCTCGCCGACGTACTGACTGAATCCGGCTGTCGCCTCGACCTTGGCGGCCTCGGCGCCGATCTTCAGCTTGAGTTTGGTTGCCATGCTGGGTTGTCTCCCTCTACTACGAATCGACGGCGTTCGACGACTCGATGATCTTCGTGATGTCGGCCAAGCCCTTGTTCACGGTGCGCTTTCCGAGCGCGTCGAAACGGTCCTTGGCCAGGTACTTCGTATCGCTCTGCCACTCGATGACGCGCATCGTCTTCACGCCCTTGGTGGTGTTGACCGGCGCGAAGTGCATGTAGCCGACGAGGTGCATCTGCGCGGCGATCCAGTTCGCGACCTTGCCGTCGCGGCCGTGGAAGTTCGGCATCCGGATCTCTTCACCGTCCTCGTTGGTCCCGAACATGGCGTGTGCGGTCCAGCAGACGTTGACGCCGAGATCGTTGACCAGCGTGACGTAGCGCATGAGGCGCTGTTGCTCCTCGCCGTACTCCTGGAGCTCGACCTTGTCCGGATTGCGGCTGTCGTCGGCCTCGACCTCGGAATCGACGATGTCTCGGCGGATGTCGAGCTGGAGCTGGGTGCCGGTGTCGACGCAGATCCAGTCGAACGGAAAGTTCGGCTTGCGCGAGTTCTCTTCGAGCCACTCGTAGGCCTCGCGGAAGTTCTCCCATTTCGGGCACTTCCAGATCTTCGACGCGCCGGGCGACTTCTTGGCCGCGATCGTGCCGTTCTCCACGGCCAGGATCAGCGGTCGTTTCGCCGATCCGCAGAACCGGGTCTTGCCGACGCCCGGATCGGCGTAGAGCAGCATCGTGATGTTCTCGGTGTACTCGTCGATGTCGACGATGTCGTCCGGAAGGTCGAAGCCCTTCAGGTCGTCCTTGGTTTCGGCCATGGTCTCCTCTTGTCTGTGTTGACGCCAACCCTACCATAGATCGGCGTGCGGTCAATCAGAACTCGCCGCGACGTTCTTGCCGGTGAGCGGCATAGGGATCGCGGACCTGGTAGGCCACCGACTTGATCAGATCGAGGTCGGCGTCCTGCTCGTCGGCCAGGCACAGGTCGTAGAAGTCGCAGTCCCACGTGCAGTCGCGGGTCGGGTTCTTGTACAGCGGGAGAGTGCCGTCCCGCATGAGGTTCATCGTCTGGACCTCGTCGGCGATGTGCTGGATCTGCTTGCGGCGCTCCTTCGAGGTCCGGAACACCGGCTCACGGTGAAACCGCGGCGCGGGCTGCTTCGTCGAGACGTCCCCGAGCACGGTCAGCTCCAGATCCTCCGATAGCTCGACCAGGTCGGCCAGCTTCATCTTGGTCAGCTCCTTCTCCCGAGCTGGCCCCTCCTCGTCGATCCACACCCGCTCCGGCACGATCGTCGTCTTGGCGTCGTGCTCCAGGATCGCCTTGACGTAGTGCTTCCGGATCGGCTTGTTCGTCGCGAGCCCCTGCTCGTTGACCGGCCGTTCGTCCGGCGGGGCCTTCATCAGGAAGTTGTAGAGGATGCCGTTGATCCGCTCCCGCTGGCCGAGCACGCCCTTGCGTCGCAACACGTTGTCGGCGACGGCCCAGTAGCCGCCAGCCTGGTCATCGAGCGGCAGGTGGTTGGTCTTGATCGACCGGGCCGTCTTGTGGTCCCACAGCCAGATCCGATGCGTCCCGAGGTTGCGCGCGACGATGTCGAAGGTGCCGTGGAACTTCGCGACCGGCGTCCGGTCGCCCTCGGCCGCGTTGCGGGGGATGCGCACGCCGAAGGCCTGCTCCGGCGACAGGATCTCCCACTCGTCGTCGTCGCCGTACTCCACGAGGTAGTTGTCCAGCATCGCCAGGCCGACGGCCTCAGCATCCATCACCACCTGCTCGGAGTCGGCGAACAGCGCGCCGGACTTGATCTCGACCCGGACCAGCTCGGTGATCCCCTGGCAGTACTCCTCCCAGGTTTCGCGCATGTCCCGACCCCGCTTCGTGCCAGGGATGTACCACTGCTCGGCGGCCAGGTGGATGCCGGTGCCGAACCACAGCGGGACCTTGCGCTTCTTCGACTCCAGCCCGTCGCGCCACCCCCACCACCAGCGTTGCGGATCTCGGGCACCGTTTGAAGTCCTTCCGCTCAGAACCACGGAGCAGAGGAAGATCAGACGATGCCATTGAGATCACCTCCGATCGGTACGTGAGACCAGTCCTTGCCGGTCTTGATCCTGCTGATGGTCACTTGGTGAACTCCATAGGTTGCCTCGTCGCCCGTCCAGTTGTGATGCCCCTCCTCCCCCAGAACCCCTCTCGGCCGAGCCTTGCGCTCGGACCCGCGGAGCAGCGGGAGATCGACGACGTCAGAAGTCACGAGTGGCCCCGCGGATCTTCTCGCCTGCCTCGATGAACGCCGAGGCCAGACGCACCTTCGCCGTCATCAGGCGCAGCTTCGGCAGGTCGGTCGAGAGGTGCTCGGGCAGGTTGTTGATCAGGACCAACTCCGACAGGCGGAAACGAGGGAAGTCGTCGACACCAACCTCCATGTCGCCGGTAGTCCGCCAGATCGCCGGATCGACTCCAAAGGCCTTTGTGCCCCACCAGACGTGCGATGGGGTGTTGGGGTGCTTGTCGTCGAGGTAGAGGAACTCGATCGGCGGCCATTGCTGCTGGACCAGCCCGGGATTACTCATCGGAGACCTCCGGCCGGACGTAGGCCTCGGCGGTGATCTTGATGACCCGGTCGAGATTGATGGCGTCGAGACGAGCTCGAACCAGACCTCGGTAATCGGTGGGTTCGCTCCGATTGAACCTGGTGTTGTCCTCCTGCGTACCGACGTAGGTCAGCGGGAGGATGAACAGCAAACCGGAGCCACGATCGGCATTGTGAGGCAAGACCTCGTACCCCACGATCGAAGCGTGCGGACCGCCGACGCCGCTCTCGTAGGTGACGGTCGACAACACCTGTGAGACTCGACCACCGATGTCTCGCTCGACCCAGGCTCGAACACCCGGAGACAGTTCGGACATGTAAGACTTCCTTTCCACAGCAGCGGGATCGACCGTATCAGGTCATGACGACAGGGACGGGGTTGATCCGCCCGCAGTCGAGGCACTCGCGATTACCGAATTTCCGAGAGCCCGCCGGAACGCCCTGCACGGTGACCGGACGAATCTCCTTGTAGATCAGACGAGTTCGCCTGTGCTTGCATCGTGCCGCAGCGCGGCGATCGGCCCGGTTCATCGGCTGGCCAGCGGATTGACGTCGCGCGGATCAGGCTTCGAGGAGCCCAAGCGCCGCGGAGTCGGTGGCACCTGATCGAACACGTGCCAGACGAAGATCCCGTCGCGCAAGGTGGCGATGTGCTCGCCGACGTGGCCGAGTGGGTGCCCGGTCCCACGGACGTGGACGGTCCGGCGCTCGACGACGCCCGGGTGCGGCTCAACGACGGCCCACAGCTCGATGACGTGCTCGTCGATCTGAAGGCCGTCGATCTGTTGATGCCGCAGGACAGCGTCGCCGTGCGGCAGCCAGCGGACGAACTTGCCGTGGCGGATCGCGATCTCGACCTCGTCCTCGACGAGGATCGTGAACTTCCAGATGGTGTGGTTGTCGGTCATTCGATGCTCCCAACAGTAGGGAGGAGCGCGATTGCTCCTCGGATGCGGTTCGCCAGGTCCAAGTGGCCCTCCTGGCGAAGTTGATCAAGGTCATCAAGGTTTCCGAAACGCCAGTGCTCGGACTTGTGGCTGGCGATCCCGGACTTCAAGACTCTCGCCCCTCGGATTGACCAGGAGGTGTATGCCTCCTCGTTCCCTCGGCCGTCATATCCGATGTACCTCCAGGATCGGGTCACCCGAACCCGTTGCGGAACGATCGAGATCCCTCGCTCGCCGACGATGGCAGGGTGTCCCTCAACCCGAAAGATCAACTCTGCCTTGACCGTATGCATATTCATGCTGCCTTCTTTCGGTCGATCGGGGTGAGCAACGAGCGGGCGAACGTGACGCCGCGCTGGCCGTCGATGAGCATCTTGGTCAGACGCTCACGCCCGCCGGAGACGAAGGCGATGTTCTCCTCGACCGTCTCCAGCGTGCGCAGGTAGTGGATGGTGACCTGGTGCAGCCGCGAGACACGGTGGATGCGGTCCTCGACCTGCTCCTGGTCGTCGGGAATCCAGGTCTCGTCGAGGAACACCAGATCGTCGGCGGCGTCGAGCGTCAGAGACACACCACCGGCGACGGTGTTGATCAGGAACACCCGCGGGCCACCGGCTTGCTGCCACCGATCCTTGTTCTCCTTCCGCTGAGCCTGGGACACCTTTCCGGTGATCTTCAGGCTCGGGATGCCGAGCTTGGAGAGCTGCTGTTCGTACATGTCCAAGATCGCGGTGAACTGGCTGGCCACGACGACCTTCCGCTCCTGGCCCTCCTCGTCGGGCTCCATCGACGTGTGCCGGTTGATGCCGAGCGAGTCGAGGAAGTCGACCAGCCAGTCGAACTTGACCGAGGGCATCTTGGGGAGGAAGCGGTAGGCCTCCTCGCCGTCGCTGTCGAGGTAGGTCTCGACGTCGCCATGGCAGATCGCGAACTGCTTCAGCCGGACCAGCTCGGCGAGCACGCCGTTGGCGGTCAGCACGCCGGACTCCAGGATCGTCTCGGCCTCGTCGCGGATCTCGGCGTAGGCCTTCGCCTGCTTCGGGCTCATCGTGAGCCAGTGGCCGACCGGACTGTGATCGTCGACCGAGCCGTCCTCGTAGGGCAGCGGGGTGCCCGCGTAGAGCTTGGCCGGGAGCTCCGGGTAGACCTCGGCCTTGGTCCGGCGCAGCATGATCGGCGCGATGTCCTCGTAGAAGGCCTTCGCCTTCGTCTCGTCGAGACCGGCGATCTCCATGTTCGACTTGCGATCCTTGATGTCGCCGAGCACGTGGAACCACTGCTGAGCCCACGACCAGTAGGCGTGGTACTTGTCCGGGTAGAGCCAGTTCAGGGTGCCCCAGAGGTTCTCCGGCTTCCCGCGGAACGGGGTGCCCGACAGCGCGATCTTCATGCCGTCGTCGATGATCTTGATCATCCCGGCACCGGCGCGCACCTGGGTCTGACTCTGTGGGGTGGCGGAGTGGCAGATCATGAAGCGGTGGCTCTCGTCGGCGACGAAGGCCGACCAGTGCCGATCGAACAGCTCGGGGTACTTCAGGTCCCACCAGCCGTCTTCTTTGAACATGCCCATCTTGCCGGTGCGCTTGTGCGGCCGTCGGACGGTGCGCGGCTTGACCCACTCCGCGCGCAGCATCTCCAGGTTGATGATCACCCACCGGCGCCGGTCGGTCGGCGGCGGCCCGAGCCGGTCGAGGATCGTATGGCGGGCCTTGCCGGTGCCCATCACCGCGATGACCTCGTCGCCCGGGACCCAGCGCTCCAGCTCGTCCGGCCAGGTAGTGGCCACGGCGGCCGACGGCGCCGCGACGAGGATGTCACCGACGAGGTCGTAGTTCACCGTGGCGCCGATGGTCTGGAGCGTCTTGCCCAGGCCCGGCTGGTCGGCCAGCAGCCCGCGGCGGGTCTCGGACAGGAATGCGATCCCGGCCCGCTGGTAGGCACGGACGGCCTCGTGGATCTCGGGGGCCTCCTCGGCCACCCAGGCTTCGAGTTCGGCGTCGCTGGTGGCGCTGGAGAAGTTCTCGATGCGACCCAGCCGCTCGGCCTCGTCGAGACTCCACGTGGCCAGGCCCTCGGAGACCTCCAGGCGCTCACCGAAGATCCGGCGTAGCTCCTTGCAGTTGGTCAGCGTCAGCGGGAGGTTGCCCCCTCCACCGTCGACGCCGACCGCGCCGATCTCCTTTAGGCGCTCACCGAGTCGATTGTGTCGGTTCTGACCAGCGGGCCACCAGACCTCGATGGTGGACTCGGAAGTGTCGTCATCGGCAAGCTCGGCCCAGATGAATCCGTCTCGGAGGGAAGCGATTCGCTCGGCGACGGCTGGGTTGTCGGTTTCGAGCTCGACGGCTCCCATTGGATCTCCCCGTTGTGCATGACCTCGAACAGACGTTCGAGCTTGGTGATGTAGGGCCCGCGGTGCTCCACGCCGGAGAAGGTGACTCCGGCCCAGATCCCATTCAGGCGGCTGATCGACTGCGCGGTTTCGAGCGCGTGGCGAGCGCAGAGAGCGGCCACCGGACAGTGTTGCACGCATATCCGACGGGCCATCTCGTCTTCCTGCCGGAGTTCGATGCGCTCCTCGGGGCTGGCGGCCCGGCGGGCTTCGAGGTTGGGGACGAACGAGTCCCCGAGGCCGCCGCACGCCGCGTCGGCCATCCAGTTCTCATGTTCTCTCGGCAGGTCGGGAACGTCGAACATGGAGGCGGCCCGCGGTGGTCCCGCGTTGGGCTTCGGGCCGACCTCTCCGAACGTGGTCACTCGTGCCGCGGTGATGACGTTGGTGCCCTGGAAGTACACCGCGGTGCGATGAGACCGGATCACTCCTGGGTCCCCGCGATCCACGGCTTCGAGCGCTGAAGCTCGGAGTGGATCGGCGTCCCGGAGTCGGCGAACCGCTCCAGTGCCTCCTCCGGGGTCTCAGCCTCGACCTCGTAGGTCGCGGTCTTCGTCTCGGTCTGCTCGACCAGGTATTTCGTCATGGATGGGTCCTCTCGGCGGGTGTCCGCCACCGTAGTCAACCGGCTTCGTCAGGGGTGGGTTTCTCGACCGTCCATCGCCGTTTCATGCCGATCTGATGGCACTTGTCGCATCCCTTGCCCGGGGTGTACCCGAGCGTCGAGAAGACCATGACGTCGATGAGCGGGCCGACATGTCCGCAGTTGGAGCATTCGCCGTGCGGCACGGCGACGAGGTCGGTCATAGATGGAAGAAGTGGTTCGGGCTGAAGATGTAGTACACCGTGGGAATCCAGAGAAGGAAACCCCCGAACAGGGCGTGCAGAAGGACCGAGTGGCCCTTCTGCACGCGGGTGTAGCTGCTCACTCGTCGGTCTCGGGCTCGGCCGGGGCCTCCGGGGCCTCGGGCTCGTCGAAGTAGGTCGGGGCCTCGTAGGTGTAGTCCGGGCCGGTGCGCGGCAGGTCGCCCATGTTGATGGGCTCGCTGTTCGCGCCGCCGCCGATCTGGTCACCGTTGGTCGAGACGATCGGGGGCGGGCAGGGCGCGTCGCCGGTGGCCGTCGGGATCGAGCACGGCTTGGTCGGCGCCGCGTCAGCGGGAGCTGCCATGGCGACGAGGCCGAAGAAGATCAGCGCCGCGACGGCGAGACCTGCGAAGAATGCTTTCATGTTGTCCTCCTGGACATTCGGGGTGTCGGTCGTACTATTTCAGTGTAAGAGTTGACGTCAACTCTGTCAATACGAGATGTCGGCGCCTTCGCCGTTGTTCTGGATGTCGAGCATCTGATCCTCGCCGGTGATGATGTCCTTGATGCCGACTTCTCGACCGTAGACGGTTACTCGGTCGAAGTGGTTGAAGCTGAACTCCTCGGCCGCACCGGCACCGACGTAGATGCGGACCTCTCCGCCGTCGAACGAGATCTGTCGCAGCTCGGCGATCACGATCTTCATCGACATGCCGTCTTCGCCGAAGCGGACCGGGAAGCGGACGTACCGGCCGATGTCGCGTGCCATCAGCTCACAGGCGTAGACCTGCACCCCGCCGTCGCCGAGCTGGGAGGGCTCCAGGCGTGCGACCCAGCCGCCTTGCGAGAAGGTTGCGGCGCCGAGGTTCACCGTGTCGGTCTTCGGTTCGAGGTTGTCCATCATGTTGAGCTGGTACGCCATCCGGTCTCGGTCGGCGATCTTCTTCTTGGCAGCCATCAGCTCTTCTCCGCTCGTTGCAGCACGGTCACGAACGGGACAGCGGGGACCACCTCGTCGGATCGAATGTTGCGAACACCCGAGTCGATCAGCGACCAGTAGGCCAGCTTGCGTGGCAGGCGATGGGCCAGCCAGCGCCAGAACGCCTCGTCGGTTCGTCGGATGCGTTCTCGCAACGTCATCGCCGGGATCGTCCAGATGGTGGTGAGCTTCATGGGTTATCCGATCTTCTTGATGCGGCAGACGGCGACGGAGCGGAAACCCCCGCCGACCTGGAGGAAGTGGAGAATGCGGAGATCCTCGCCGTGCTCTTCGGGGTCGAAGTCCGAGGGCGTGATGTGCGGCGGGTGCTTCCCGCCGTCGCCGTCGACGATTGCTCGGTCGAGCGCGCCGGACAGCGAGTTCACCCAGACGACCTCGACCCGGTTGTTCGACTTCCGGTTGGCGCCGAGCTTGGTGAGGATCTCGGCGGAGGTGAGCGGAGAGGCGACGGACGACCAGTTGCGATTCGGGTTCGCCTGTTGGCCCCGCACCGCGGCGTAGGTGTCTTGCTGGCTCCAGAGGGCGTGCTCGCGGTCCCTAGGCTTCTGCTTCTCCGCGGCGTCCTTGTGCCCCAGGGCCTCGGCCGCGATGTCGAACTCGTCGACCTCGGGCACCATGCCGACGTGTTCCATGACCGTCTGCTGCCTCAGCTCCTTGACCTCTTCCGCGGCGGCTTCGAGGTACGGGGAATGGGCGGCACTATGGGCGGCACTATGGGCGGCACTCTCGTCGTCGCTGTCCGTATGGGCGGCATCAGTGGGCGGCACATCCGTATGGGCGGCACTATGGGCGGCACTGGTGGGCGGCACTGGCGCCTCGTCGGCGTCCACCGGCTCGACCCCGAGCTGGTCGTCCTCGGGCTGTGGGTCGCCCGGCTGGATGACGTGGAAGTCGTTCTCGATCTGCTCGCGCACGTCGCCGCTCTCGGTGTCCAGCACCGTCACCGCGCCGTTGGGGTCGGTGTAGGTGACCTGGTCCTCGGCGACGTCCGGGTCGATGGCGTAGAAGGCCTTCAGCTCCTCCACCCCGATCTCGCCGAGGTCGCGGCGCAGCGTGACGAATGCGAACTTCTTGTTGACCTTCGGGTGCCCCTTGGCCGGGGCCCAACTGTACTTCTGAGCGTGCTCGGTGATCTGGTTGGCCAGATCGAGCGCGTCCTGCTGTTCTTCGGTCAGATCGGGCATCAGATCTCCATGTTGTTATCGGGTACTACCTGCATATATGACTATTTCAGCGAATCGGCGAAATCGGCTGTACCGGGGTACCGGGGCCGGGGCGTGCGCGGCGCGGGTCGCGGGGCCGGTCGTCGGGTGCGCTGTCGAATGCATGTTCGATCGAATCCCTGTTCGATGACTCGAACGTGTGTTCGATCGAACCGATGTTCGATCCGGTCTCGGTGTCCCCTAGTCCGTCCGCTGGACGTTCCCGCTAGCCGCGGGACTTCGGTGGCCCGACCGTCGGCGCGCTACCCCTGTCGCCGATCTCCGCTGTTCTGTTCTCAATACGACCAATGTACCGGTTGGCGTCAATCTGCGCAACCCCTACCCCGGATCGTCCCGGGTGCGTCCTGCTGTCGTCGTCATGCTGATGACCCTACGGCATGTCAGCGTCGACGTGCAACCCCTACATGCGGGGAAGGCTGGACCGGTTGCACGGGTTGACGCCAAGTCTCACATGTGCGTACTGTGAGGGCACGGCCGGAACACACCGGCCCCGAACTGGAGGAACACACCATGAGTTACCGCTCCGTCTACGCGCCGAAGGATGCCGACATGCGGGCCGAATCGGTCGCCTATCTCCGCGAAGTCTTCCCGATCACCGACGGCACGGCGACCGCGTACACCGTCGTCACTCACGTGACCGCTTCCGGCATGGGTCGGTCGATCCTGGTACTCGCACCGGGCACCGGCACCGACGGCCGCGAAGTGATCAACGTGTCTCGGCACGTGGCCCGCGTACTCGGCTGGAAGCTGGACGATCGGCACGGCGGTGTGTACGTCCAGGGTTGCGGAATGGACATGGCCTTTCACACCGTCTACTCACTGGCCCGGGCACTATACGGCCACATGTCCGCCGAAGAGATCACCAAAGTGGCCGCGAAAGTCAATCGTTACACCGCATCGGCCGACGCCGGTTACCTGATCACAAACCGGGGCCTCCAGTGATGACGGCGCCGACCATCACCGAACGGGTACAGACCGGCCCGCTGGACGTGGCCATCGTCGGCCCGGCGGTCGACGGTCGGGCCGTCGGCGCCACGGCCGCGGGGTACGCCTGGACCGTGATTGCCGACGACGACCACACCGGCTCCCCGCGGGTGCGGGTCACGTGCCACGGCCGCCGATCGTCTCTCATCTTTGAACGCTGGCAGTACCCCCGGGCCGATCTCTTCGAGGCCGTCGGTCGCGCGGCCGTCGTGACTCTCACCGGTGCCCGTCGGGCCGACCTGGAGGCCATCACGCACACCGACGGCGCCGGTTACGTCGGTCGTACCCCGATCACTGACGACATGCGGCCGTACGGTGCGGAATACACCCGCATGTACACCGTGACCGATCTCATCTAAACCTCACTCACACAAAGGATTACGACATGCTCACCACGCAATACGACGACGCCGGAAACCTCCAGGCCACATCGGCCACCGTGCGACAGGACATCACGCACCGCTTCGGCACGATGACGGCCACCGGCACGGCCCGAACGTGCATCGTGGTCGATCGGCGCGGACTCGGCGCCGTTGTGCCGAAGTCGGGCCTTCCCCGCAACGGTGAGCATGTCTACGGCGGCGCGGCGCCGTGGTTTCACACCGACGGCCGCGGGATACGGCATATCGACTACAACCGCCGGACCGGTTTCTACACCCGGGCCTATGCCGATCGTCTCCTGACCGAGTTGCACAACCGGGCACTGGAAGGCCAGCGGACACCGGCCCGCGGGGAGATCATGACCGGCCCGGTTGCCCTGGACATCTACAACAGTGACGGCCGCGTAACGGTGAACTGGAGGACGCGCGACGGTATCGAATACTGGGACGACCTGGTCATCCTGGACTACGCGCGCACCGGTTACCGGCACTATCCGTCCGGCGTCCTGGAGATCGGCGACACCGGGGAGTACCTGGACGCCGTGCGACAGGATGCGCACCACCGGGGCTATCACGTTCCGGCGCGTGGCCTCATCACCGAGCGTGCCACCGGCCCGGCCCTGACCGGTTATCTCCGCGCCGATGGCCGCACCCTGGCCGAGATCGTCCGGTGCGAAGAATGCGGCCGCCGTTGGGACGACGCCGTATCGACGTCGGTTACCCCGGCACCGTCGGGCCGGTGCCCTTTCGAGTACGACCACGGCCGCCCGTCATCGCTGGCACGCCTGTACTGACCACCGCCACACCGAGAGACACCGAAGGATCGAACGATGCGCATCACCACACCGGACGGCCGCGTACTCGGCCATGTGACCCTCACCGCCGACGACATGGCCACCGTGGCCGACACACTGGAGGCCCGCACCCGTCGGCTGATCGACGACACTCGGCGCGCGGCCATCGCCACCGCTGGAGGCTGGACGCCGGGACCCCGACCGACCACCGAGACCCCTGACCGAGATCGGCCCCGGCGTCGGCGGCCGTGGTGGCTTTACGTGGTCGGTGTGTTGGTTGTTCTCGGTGTCTTCGGCGCCATGGTCGACGATGACGACGACACACCGCCGAGCACACCGGCGGCCGTCCAGACCATCGCCCCGCAACCGATCAACGCACCGCGGGCCATGCCCGGCCCGGACGGTTCGATCGTCGTCGGTTCGGTGGCCGTCGACAACGTCTATCGGGAAGGCTCCCCGTTGCGGGAGCGCTTCGCGGCCATCATGGTCGATCACAACGTGACCGGGACGACGGGCCGAGAACTGGACGCCAACGTCTCCGCGGGTGTGTCGTACTGCCACGCACTGGCCCGCGGAGAACTGGCCGCCGTGCGTGAGGCCGACGCCGTATCGGGCACGGCCGCCGACGGTGTCGAGATCGGGAAGCAACGGCGGGCCATCGTGGTCGGCGCGTTGTCTGCACTATGCCCGGCGTTGTGAGGGTTGACGCCAAACCTCACATGCCGTAACGTGATCGGTGTCAGCAGGAAACCACCACGAAAGGCAAGCCATGCACACCACCGACCGACTCACCGCCAACCGTGAAATCATCGCGCGCGTCCAGGCCACTCGCGGCCTCACCGCTTCCGAACGCAACGTGGCCGGTCCGGCCGTGGCCGACGCACGGGAGGCATCGCGCAACGGCTGGACGATCGTCGATCTCACCGCGTACACCATGACCCTGACCGACGTCGACGGCGACCACGTCAGCGCTTCCTACTCGGCGGCCAGCAACGGCGTCCTGGCCGCTGAACTGTCGATCGGCGGTAACACTCGGTCGATCACGCGACGCAACGGCGTAACGCTTCGTGAGCAGGTCCAGGCCCTCATCGGCTGGACCGCACCGACCAACTGACCACCGTGGCCCGGCGTCGACTCGGCGCCGGGCCGCACCATCACCGCACACCACCACACACCGAAGGATCGAACAATGCGCTTCCACACCGACACACTGACCGGCGTCGATTTGTTCGCGGCCGTATCCCTGGCCAACGATCGGATGATCGACGTTGCCACCGACCTGGCCGCAAACTCCGCCCGGAAGACTCACCGGCCGCACACCCTGACGCCGATGTATGCCGAGATCACCACGCACGGCTCCCGTATCCGCACCCGGGCACTGGAGGTCCAGTTGTCCGGTGATGCGTCGCGACGCACCAACAGTGGCACCCGTGGTGCCGGAGATGAGTACGCGGCCACGTGGGATCAATGGGGAGTCTTCCTGTCGGAAGCATTCCGCCGTGACCCCGACCTGCTGGTCGGCAGTAAGGCATATCCGATCTACGACGGCGCCGAACACTTCCATTGGGTCACTGGAGGCCGTTACGCGGACATGTCGTACCCCGGGGTATCGCGCGGGTGGACGTCCGAGAACTATCACCGCGCGCACCGTTGGGGGTATGCCGACATGTCGGCCGGTGGCAATTACTCGGTGTCGGAATGCACAAATCACACGTGCCGGGCCATCATCCGCCGCGGAGACTGGTCGGCGGTCAGCGGGTGAGGGCCACCGAGCGTCGCGCGTTGCGGGCCATCACCGCCGACGCACTGACCGGCGTCGTCCGCATTCCCGATCACTCACCGGCGTACTGGTCAGCGCTGGCAACCCTGCACACCGCCCGGGCACACCGCCGGGCCATCACCACCACCACGAAAGGCCCGAACCGATGAACACACCGAACCGCGTACGTCTCGATTTGATCTCCAGTACTGCCCAACTGATCGGAATGGACGTCGACGAATACCGGACGGCCAAGGCCCTCCAGGCCGCTTTCGGTGAGGCCGATTTCACCGTTTACGTGTCGGCCGTGACCAGCATGGCCCGCGGTTACGTGGATGCGTTGTGCTGGACGCAACGCGCGTACGACGACGACAACGCCGACGCTGACCTGACGTTGTCCGATCTCGGCTACGGCTACGACGATCTGCACCCGGGCACCCGGGCCCGGATCATCGGGGAGCTAGTGGCCCTCATCACCGCGCACCCGTTGGCCGTGCGCATGTACGGCGCCAACCGGCGTTACAGCGGGTGCAAAGGCGATGCGTGGTCGCACTTCGGCCATGACTACCTGCTCACCCGGGACGGGCACGGCGCCGGATTCTGGGACCGTGGCCTAGGTGACCTCGGCGACTACCTGACCGACATCGCGAAGACGATGGGGGAGCATGACGAACTGTCGCGCGACTTCGACGACCCGGACAACCGACTCACCGACGGTGAGACTCCCCGATGATCATCCACACCGCCGAGAAACCGGGCATGTTGGTCACTGGCGAAGTCTGGTCATCGTCCCGACCTGCATCGCTGAATGTGATCATGCCGAGTCTGTACAACGCCGACGGTAACAATCACTGCCCGCGGCCGTCCGGCCCGATCGTCGAAGCGGTGCGCGCGGCCGTCATGCGAACGTTCCGCGAGTGTCGGCCCGGTTTGGTCCAGCGCTACCCCGACGCCGTTGTGACTGTCGTCCAGTCGCATCGTGCGCGCGGCCATTGGCTCTATACGGTGTGGTCGCACCGGCCGTAACCTCAATCTGACAACGCGCGTTGTCACATGTACCCCGGCACTGGTCACGGTGTCGGGGTACTTCCATGTTGACGCCAACACTTACATGCCGTAACGTCTCACCTGTCAGCAAGAAACCCCCGACGAAAGGCCCGACATGACCGACCACAACGCCACCACCACCGCCCTGGCCGTAGGCGACCGCGTACGCCTGGACGACGCTTCGGCTATCGTCCGGCCACACCTGGCCAACCGGAACCTGACCGTGACCGCCGTGCATGGCCGCGGGTGGGTCACGGTGTCCTATCTCGGCACCGAGCACAACGTCGGCGCCGAAGAGCTGGAGGCCGCCCCGGCCGCACACCGACCGACCACCGTCCGGGACGTCTTCGACGCACTGGCCGCGCGTCAGGTTGACGCCGACATGCGCACGGCCGCCGGTGGTGCGGAATGGTGCGTGATCGACGTCGACGATAACGGCACGTTCGGCGGTTGGGTCGACGCTGGCCATGACCCCGGCGTAGTGGTGGTGCGTGGTCTCGGCGTCCTGACCGATAAGCCTTTCACCGACGCCGAAGCGGCGGCCGAGTATATCGCTGGCCGAGTGACTCGGTTGGTTGCCGATATGGAAGCCGACGCCTACGGCTACCTGGACATCTGACAACGAGCGTGCTCACTGCCCCGACGCTGGTCACGGCGCCGGGGTAGTGTCGGCTTGACGCCAAGTCTTACATGCCGTAACGTCTTCCCTGTCAGACAGAAACCGACCGAAAGGCAAGCCATGTACCTGCTGGAAACCGCAACCGAGACCACCGCCTACGCCACGTACGAACTGGCCCGGGCCGCCCAACTGGCACACCCGGAACGTCTCGGATCGTCCATCTCGGCGGCCTAGGCCGCCCCAGCGGCGCCGGTCACGACGACGGCGCCGCTGGCCCGCATCCCCGATCTGAGAACACGTGTTGTCAGATTGATACTCCGACCTCGAAAGGCTCACACCATGACCGACCAGCGGCCACCGATCTACACCGACCAGGATGGCGTCCAGTGGCGCACCGAGTACGCGCGTTGCCCGATGTGCGGACACGCCACCGACTGGACCAACCGCGTACACCCGTCGGGGTACTTCCGATGCAAGTGCGGGGCCATGTACGACGAACCGACTTTCGACAACGCCGAAGCGGCCTACGCCGGAACACTGGACACCTGGCAGGTGTAGACCGAGATCGGCGGGCCTGGAGGCCCTACAACGCACCACACCGCACACCCGGCGTCCACCATGGCGCCGGGTGTGTTTGCGTCTAGGCGTCGATCTCGGCGCGCGTATGGCGTGCCTGGAGGCATCGTGGTCGGCGGGTGCGGGGAGGGGTCTCCAGGGTAGGGGTCTCTCAGCGGCCAGGGAATGAGAGAAAAATCTATCTATCTATGGCCCTAGGGTGTGCATAGGAAAAATTTTTGAAACGTTTCAATGTGTGCTTACATGTGTGCCTGGAGGCATATAGATAGATAAGGGTAGGGGTCCTATATAGGGGTATTTATATGTATATGCATATATGTATATTATATCTATAAATATATCTGAGATAATTGTTAGTAATTAATTCTTTTGAAACGTTTCAATTGACGCCAATAGATACATGCACATGCATTGATGCATATAGATAAATCATGATTGATTCATTCATTTATCAATGCCGGGGTACCCCCATGGGGGGGGTAGGTGGGGGTAGGGGTAGGGGTCTCATGTCATGGGGCACATGGTGATTGATGGTGTGTGGTGGTGTGCAGTGTGCTGGCCCGGTGGTGTGATGCGGTGAGATCGGTTGCCCTGGAGGACGTGTGGTGCGTGGTGTGGCTGGAGGCATGGCGTCGGGGGAGGCCCTGAGATCGACGCTAGCCGGGTGTATGGCGGGTGCGGTGTGCGATGGTCGGCGGTGCCGTGCCAGGCCGTCAGCGTGGCCCTGACCTGGCAGTATGGCCGACCACAGGACGACGTGACCCCGGGGGTCTACCCCTCCCCGGGCCTGACGGCCGGGGGCCCGCCGCGTAC